GGTCTGCGGGTGTTCGTACGCGTATTCTTTATCTGTGTGCCCATGCGTGTCATCTGTACTGCGTCCGGTCAACGTCAAGCTGCCAGACATACCATACCAGCGGCGATTACAGGTTTTTTCGTGCTATGATAGGGGATATACTGCTAACAAACAATTAGTTTTCTCTGCATAACTGTCATTATATTCCGTCCGTATCAACCCTTGACTTGGGGCGTCTTATCTGGTATACTTCCTAATAGGAAGGAGGTGATATAATGGATAAGAGAACGAAGCAATACTACGACATTGGACGGCTGGAAGCTAAGCGGCTTTATAGCTTGGACGGTGTGGCGTGCCTTGACTGTGGTCGGCCTGCTGCTCACCGCCACCACGCAGACGGCGACACACATAACAACACGCCGTCTAATGTGGCTCTGCTGTGTCATCGTTGCCACTTACGCAGAGAACGACAGGAACACAAAGTCGGAAGTAGGACACGGCTCACGCTGGCACAGATAGAGCGTATCAAGGGTAATGAGTCTATACGTCAACTATCGCAGGAAATTGGGATGACAGAGGCATATCTGCGCCGGATCCGGAACGGTGAAAAGAACCCGAAGCCAGTTGAGACCGATACGCCGTTTGTGATACCGGACGACTTCCAGTGGCGGGAGCGCAGAGGTAAACGCCGGTCGTTAACTGTAACCCAAGTCAGAGAGATTCTATCCTACCAACCAACCCTCGGACGCGTCAACGCTGAACGTTTAGCCCTAAAGTTTAACGTTGGGATAGCATCTATCTGGAAGGCACGCTCTCGGAGCGGCTGCTACTCTGATTGCATCTACGATTAGCCCAACATGCCCCTGTAGTCCTAATCTATGGGGGCATATCCTACCTACAGCGCATCATACAGAGCGGATATTCTCTCTTTTGTGTACCCCTGCGCCTTTAATTCAGCCAAAAATGCGCTTATCATATCATCAGTGTCGGTGTACTGCGTCCTGGCATTGATATTCATGCTCTGCGATAGTATTCTTTGCGTCGGGCGGTATACCTCTGCAATGCGGGCGAGGATTTCATTGGCCTTGACGTTGGTTTTTCCTAAGCTAAAGAGGTTTTGTATGGGTTTATCGACATTGGCGCGTACCATTTCAATACTTAATCGCCCTAATAACTCTATGAATACAGGGTTTTTCCGGGCGTCAAGTATAGTCCTGCGGTTTATTCCTAAGTCAAGGGCTATTTCTGTCTCTGTTTTCCTATCTTCTGATACAGTATTCTCCAACAGAGCGAAAAGTATACTTCTGCGGATCGGCGTTAAATTTGCTAAATCGGGATAATATGCGGTCAATTCATCGAGGTCTTGTATCTCGGGAGGGTTTGCGAGGTCTGTTATAGCTTCCATAGATTCTATTATGCTCCTGTTTTGCTAGTTTACGCAGTCGGTTTATTAGCATTTTACAGTGTTGAAATTCGCCTTTATTCATGCATACATTTTACCACATCGGGAGGTACGTGTCAAGGTACGGGATGTTTAGGCGGTGTTTTGTTGTGCTAGGCGGCGTCGGCGCCAAGCGGTGCTATTATTACGTTTACGGTGTTTTGTGTATGATATTTGTTTGCTTTTGTGCAAAAAAGCCTTGACTATGTTTTTGAGGTATGGTAGAATACAGGTGTCGGCGGGAATACAGCCGATTGCTCTTTTACATTGTAGGAAATGAATTGACAGTTGACTGGTAACATAAGAGGTTTCCAGAGTCAGTAAAGCGTAGACTTTATATGACATGAAAACACGGTCAATGTTACCTTTGGCTGGATATGATTTTCTGACGCTAACATAACGGCGTCCTCTTGCCGGTAGACCTTCGATAATGTTAGTTTAACAGCATTGACTAACAGTGAGTACCGTAATAACACGGTCAACCGCGAAGACAATACCGGGCGTAGGTTAGATAGAAAAAACGTTATGCTATATGGGATGTATGGAAGTATTATACAGGAGACGTACCTGTTGACACGTCTGAGTTCCAGTGGCAGACAGGACAACGATCCAGCGGTGACAAGCCAAGGAATAGGCAATCGACTTGGGTTTAGCACACTTGGGCTTTTGCTTATGTCCGTTGAGGCGGTTATAAAGACGGCAGTTCTCCCCGTTTCACCGTATAGATAAACGACTGACAAAGTGGTGCTATTGTGGTTCTGCTTTTTTCGGCTTTCCGGTGTTCTCGTTTATCGCTTATGTTTTAGAGGTTAAACAGCGAAGCAGGCCGCGTGCTGTGATAGACGATGTCTATACCTTGTGGCGGCTGTTATTGGTTACATAACATTATCACGGAGGTTAGTTATGTCAAGCGTAAACATTCTCACATTATCAGAACAAAGAAGGCTAAGGGCGGTCTGGTTTAATCAGACAAGTAATAAGAATCCAAACAAGCACCCGACATATTATATGATGCTAAAAAAGCCGGTTCTGGATTACGTCAAGCATTATACGGCGGATTTCACGCAACACGACAGAGAGTTTTTTCGCAAAAATCCGTTTGGCTGTTTCCTATATGGTATGCGCGAGACCGGCACAGATATAATAAACCTTGACAAAGAGGTTTGGCTCCGTGACAGGGAAGGGAAGGAATATACAAAAGAAGATACCAAAGAGGCAAAGAAGGTTTGCAAGCTTTGGCTGACAAACCACAACAAAAGATTCTTTTTAGGTTATACTTTGACAGGTGATAAGTATTGCAAACCGGGCGAAGGTATACGCACGTTGACGGAAATTACAAAAGAGGACTGTATTAGATATATCGACAGTATAGAGGTAGAAACCGCCGAAATTCGCGCGGAAAAGAGAAGCCAGTTACAGCTATTGGAACGCGTCTCTTATGCCTGATTCTATGGCGGTATATACGGAGGTTTAGTTATGTTTTGGGAAGAGGTTTATAAGTCGTTGGATTATTTAGGGGCGTTGCGTTGCGCTATTAGTGGAATATGGATAACTAAACAAATGACAGTTATAATAATGTTTCATCAGTGGGATAACACAGCGCGACGATATGAAACTTTGGAGCGGTTCTGCTATATATTCTCTGATGAAAGTGTGGCATACGGTCAATAAGGGAGGTTGTACTATGAGACGCTATGTGAATAAAGACCCGTACCAGATGACGGCAAAGTATAACGGCGTGTGTTCAGCGTGTGGGAAGCCTATCAAAAAAGGCGATACCATGTATTATTGGCCTGCTAATCCACGTAACAAGCGATCAACGTGCGAGTGTGGAGCGGCAGATTACAGGCGGTTTTTGTGCAGCGTGGCAGATGAGGCGGTATACGCTAGTCAATATTGAGGAGGTGTTTGGTGTGACTGAGACGAGAATAAGAACCGTAACGTTTTGCCAATATTGCGGGAGACTCTATGACAAAAGACCGTTTTTGTGTGAGTGTAAGTCCAACTGTTTCTTAAAAACCGGCGAAATAACCGAAGAGCAATTTGAAGAGATAATCAACCGCGAGAACATAACATACATGTCCGAATATTGAGGAGGGTATGATGACATATCTTGACAAGTCAATGCGCGGAAAAGCCCAGATAATGCGCCGCACTGCTAGTATATATAAGCGCGGGGAGTTATCCGGTGTTATTGATTTTATAGCAAAAGAGTTTAACCTTGACAACGCAGATGCGCGGCTGATTGAGGCTATAAAGTGGGTAACAAATAATTGAGGAGGTTAAGCCGTGACAATAGCATGGAATAGTCAAGTCGGTTCTGAGGTTCCCGTAACAGATAACGAGGATATAAATGAGGCATTGGAGGCATTGTCAACCGATTATCCTCTTGTAACATCGGCGCGGCGGTTGCGCGTTGTATTAGAGCATTGCATCAGGCATATCAAGAAAACCGAACTTTCGGCTTTGGCTTATAAGTGGCAGGGCAAGATCGGAAACATGCCTCGTAAGATGTCAAAAGAGGGGATAAATTACGTTTTGTTGGGCGCTTACTGGGAATTGGAACGGTCGGTAAAAACTGGCATAGTGGAATGAGGGAGGCATCATGAAAAGCTACACATTTCATGTCAGGAATTACCCGTCATTCAGGGGCGGTCAAGTATGGAGCAATCAGCTAGGGAGGCTAGTTCAGGCATAACCACCGGGCGGCATCGGTCGCCCACACACCACAGGAGGACAGGATAATGACAAATCAAAACGGTAAAGTTACGTTGGGGAACAAAATCGACAGGCTATACAGCGCGGCCTGTGCTATCACGTCCGGTTTGCGTAAACGCAAATCGGTCACACGCGGGGGAAAGACATATTGGATATATGAGATAAAGGCGGATAGCGACCCTATCCACGATCTCATGCAAGCCCTTGAAACACTCAACGAATAAAGCGAAACGCCCTTCGGGGCGTCGCCGTTCCGTGGTGGGGCGGCTATGAAGAGCAGCCAAAACTTACACAAGGAGCGGAGAAGATGACAACGTGGTTAGAGGAACTCACTGGTTTGATGAGTAAGCTTGATAAGCATAGGGCGGCGGGATATGTCTGGCATTTCTGTCTACAACGCGACGAGATACGGGCAGTGAATAAGCCCCTAAGAAAACGAGGGGTATCTTTCAGGCTGATATTATCAGAGAGGCAAAACTGGCTGATGGTGAAAGAAACAGATGTGGACATAGCGCAGACAGTTATAGGTACGCATATCAAAAGGGCGGTGCAGATAACATGACAGAGCGCGAGAAAGAAATGGTCAAATCACTGACAACTGGCATAAGCGGTATGACAAATAAATTAGTGGTTGCGAGGAGGGGTAGTGATGGCGGCAGTGTGTGGTATTACAGGCAACAGCTAGGACGTGCGCGCCGTCGGTTAGACATAATGCGTAAGGTGCGACCATAAAGTGTCGGACATTGGCATGACAGGAGGTTGACAGCATGATAGAGGTTGGCGATTTCATACAGAGCGAAGGGTGTGCTTATTATGGTTGGGTACGTGGCGATGACGTGGTTGGCAAGAACATACCGGCATGGAGGATAGACGCTGGCGGTGGCAAAGTAGGCGTGATATTAAAGAGGTATGCAAAACTTTTATGGAAAGGAGAGGAGAATGACGGCAGTGTGTGATCTATGCGGAGAGGTGTGCGAGATCAGCGATTTATGGGTATGGCATCAACAGGTTATATGCAGTAGTTGTATGAGGGAGGTTAGTGATGAGAAGAATCATAACAAGGCATGACCCCGTAACCCGTAGGGTATACGATCATGCTCTAGGCAAGATACAGGAGCTAGACGACGAGCTACGCAAGCAGAAGGCTAATGTCTACCACTGGATGAATAAGGCGGTGGAATCTGACTCAGAAGTCCGAGACGTGGCACAAGATTTGTGCATGGAACGCAACAAGAACGCACGTCTCAAGCGTGCGCTAGACGAGTTCCACGATGCGTCTTTCAGCATGGCAGATAAGGAAATGGCTGACGAGATAACTATATTGAAGCGCAAAAATCAAAAACTGGCGCAGGATAGCTATATCAACGCAAGGGAAGTAACTGGTATTAAGTTCGATATTTACCACTTGACGGCAATCAAGGACAGGTGGCGCAAGCTGGCGTTGAAGCGCACCAAGAAAATCGGCAGATTGGAAATGGGAAAGGAATACTGGTTCAATCTGTGTCATAAGAAGAACAGGGAGATTGCCGATGCCAACGAGCGCATAGACACTCTCAAGAAGGAGTTGGTTACACTATGGGATCAGATAGCGGCGATAAGGGAAAGTATAAGTTCCGAATTGGACAACCTGTCATCTGTTGCGACAAGAGGTCGCTCCATTACGGGGAAGGGGGAATAGTATTCAGCAGATGCAGTGCTGTGTATGGTAGTTTGGGTAAAGTAATAGTGTATTGGGTACAATATCCAGACACTATTATATCACTACATGAGGAGGCGTTGGAAGATGGGAGTTGACATTAAGTTCATACGAGACAATATTAAGCCCAAGAGTGATTGGCAAAAGTTTATAGAAAGAAATGCGGCTGATTTTGCCAGATACAGGGGCGACATGGCGAAGGCTGACCGTGTTATCAAGCACATTGAAGCAGAGATAGACACACTATTAGGAAAGGAGGATTGATATGACAGCAGAGGAAATTCTACGAGAAATATCCAAACTATTAGAAGATGCTCCCTCGGAGCTGATAGTGGGTAGGCTGGAAATAAGGTATCGGCAGGAGGTAGATCACTGTCTCGTAGAATTAAGAGACGTACCGCCTGCTGGATCGCTTGATACTAGGGGATGGTTAATAATTAAATATACCGTGTCGGAACAGGGGGAAGTTAAAATAAACGATATGGCCGAGAGGACGCGATATAACTTACCAAATCACAAGGTGAGGGGGTTAAATGGTAGATTCTTGCATGAACTTCTTCACCTACTGCGCGAGGAACATGCTAATGTTATGTCCCAAATGGCGAAAATTGGACAGGCCGATGAGGAAAGACGAAAAGGGTATGTAGATTTCTTGAAACGAGAGGTGGATGATAATGAGTGAGCGTGGCGACGAGTTTGCGTTATGGCCTAGCAGATTCCAGAAGCCGGGGAATGACGACGAGCCAAGTTACCGCTTCCCTAGACCAAAGAAGGCGGCGCGTATCTGGTGTCGTGTATGTGCGGCAATAACACCGCATGAGTGTCCGCATGGGTGTATATCCTGCAAGGAGGCTAAAGATGGAAAAGCCGGAGGCAATTCTGTTCATAGAGAACCGAATTATTCACAAGAAAGAATCGTTGACTGATCAGGCAGATAGTTTGATAAGAAGGCTTGAAGGAGTCAAAAGGATTCTTGCTAAGCCGGGACACGATACTGGAGGACTAAACGAATTAGGGGAACTGCAATCAGGGGCTTCTTCGTTTGAGGCAAGTATTGGTTTCCTGTGCGGACTGGCGGATGCTCTATCTGCTCTAAGGTCAGGTGATGACAATGGAGATTGACCATTTATCCGCCAGTAGTGTCAATATCTATTTGCGCTGTCCTGCACAATACTTCTGGAGGTACTGTGAAGGACTGATTGTCCCGCCTAGTGGCGCAATGACACGCGGCAATGCTTTTCATACGGGAACATACAAGAACTACGACCAGAAGGTAGCAAGCCACGAAGATTTGCCCGTTGATGACGTGCTGGACATATTCAGCACAGAATATGACATACGGGCGCATGATACCTTGTGGCAGGATGGTGAGGATAAAGGCGAGGTGAAGGATAGCGGCGTGGCTGTTTTGCGTGAGTACCAGACTGTTGTTGCGCCGACTATTCAGCCGGTGTGTGCAGAGCGTGAGTTTGCCCTTGAGTTAGAGAACAAGTCATGGAAATTCACGGGCATAATTGATGTCGTAACAGACGGCGGGGTAGTGGTAGAGAATAAGACCACCGGGAAGGGGCTTAAAACACCCCGTCATGACCATTTAATACAAACAACTGGCTATTCTATAGGCTCACGGTCTGAAAGCGGCGTAGCGGCACAGGCAGAGCTAATATATGCTGTGGCTAAGAAGAAGCCGGAGGTATTGCGCTTCCCTGTTGACATAAACACAGCGATGATACTTTACTTTCTGAACCTCATCGCTGTTGTGGCTAACGGCATAGAAAAGGAGGTGTGGTTGCCTAATCGTGGGCATTTCCTGTGTAGTCGCAAGTGGTGTGGCTACGCTGATCGTTGCGTCGCTAAATATGGTGGTACTGTAGATTAGGGGGTAATAAAATGACGATTGAGGTTTGGATATTTATTCATACGAAGATGGCTACGGTGACAGAGGTTCAGATATTCCATAGCGAGAATGATGCCCAAAGGCACATGGGTACATTTCTCAAAGCCATGAAGCCTATAGACTGGAATGATGAACAGGAATGGAACGCGGGGGCATACAATGACTACAGGCGCGATTCCGATAAGGATGCCAGTGTTTCACTGCGTCACAAGAAATTAACTGTACCAAATAAGAACAATCCCGCTCTCTACACACATGAGAAGTTTATCAGGGGGTATGCCAGCAGATATTCTCTGGACTTGCCGTGCTTAGAGGGTGTAGCGTTGGAAAGATTGGACGCGGAGGACTTGGTTGCTGTTCTTGATAACGCTTGTAACATCATGCTATGTCAGTCTAACATAGATAAGATTAGGGGGTGATACATGGAATAACATCTTGACATCTCCGGTGTTAGGTGTATAATATAGGTGAGGGTAGCTCCCTCAACAACCTAAATTATGCGTGGTGGCTGTGTCTGATTAACGCCATGTTGATCACGATTCATCGCAGCCACTACCACCTTACATGAATCGGAGGTGCAAGATGGCAGACCACAGGATCAATGGATACTATGTGGCTATCCCAGAAACAACACTACAATCTAAGAAATGGCGTATGCTGAAAGCCTATTCCAGAATAGTCTATTTGACTATGGGATTAAGGTATATACGGACAGGTGCTACCGCTACAGGCAAGGTAACGTGGACACAGAAAGAACTCGTAGACGAATCAGGGTTGCCGCTAAGAACAGTACAGCGCGGCGTTAAGGAATTAAGAAAGGATGGATTTGTTGTTGTCTATGAACCGGGTGGTAGATGGCAAAGGGGAACTACCTACCAGATGATTAGTAAGTACATGGATGGCACAGCATGAAGCCCCAGAGCCTACAGAGTAAGAGACGTATGAAACTGACAAAGGTTTACATCTAATTTATGTGCCGCAAAGCCAACAACCATGCGGGTTTATGGTTTCAACGAAACAATAGATTATACGTCCGCCAAATAGGCGTGTTACATCCGCCAAATAGCGTGACGAAACGGAGGTGTATGATGGATAAGAAAGAAAAAGCAAAGATGCTAAAGAAGCGTAATGAGTTTCGAGAGACGGTGTGCGCTGGCTGTAGAGATAACTACTATAACTGGCCTAAAGGGAGGTCGGAGCGTGGCGACGTGGCGGTTGCGGAGGACAAATACTGCATGATGCTGAAACATGCTACCAAGAGAGGGTGTCGCTGTAAGCGTTGAAAGGGGAATGAGAAGATGGTACTTGAGCAGCGTATAAAGCAGGAGAAAGAATTGCTAAAGCTTGACATGGCTAAGCTCGCAGATCAGCTATGCCAAAGCATAGATAGCATCTGGAAGCATATTGACAATCCAGATGCAACGGGCTTGGATGAACTGAAAACAGTCGGTGGAATTGCCTCGCGTATAGATAAGCGGTGCGGGGTAATTACCGGCATGGTTTCAGCACGGGAAGCGGCAAGGTGGGAGGCTGAGCAAGGGGAATGAGAAGATGGATGGATCAGGAGCGGCGGCAGTAGAGTTTATTGAATACAAACATGGCGGGTTAGAGCTTAACAGCAATAAGTATTACCTAGAACCTTCGTGGCTAGAAAGGGAAAGATAGACCCAACAGCCACCATTCTTATAGACGAAGGCTTTTACAAGAGGTTTAATCTTTATTTGCACTGGTCACACAAAGCCAATAACGGCAACGGTTTGCAAAAGAAATAAAAACATACCAACTACCGAAATCGGAAGAGATTAAACAGGCTATCATTTCCGTAATCGGAAGCCAATCTTTTCCGCAATCGGTAGTTATGAACGGAGGTGAAAGATGAATAAATGTCAGCGAATAATCTTAATAGCAACCGCAGTAGCTATCTTGGCTGTGTACTTTACCGCACCAAAGTATATGCGGGATACAAAGGGCAACGGAAAAGTTAATTGCCGCGCAGTGGAAAAACGCTATGCTGAATCTACAAAGAAGATCGGCATGTTGGAAAGTCATCTGGCTATAGCAAAGAGAGAAAGAAGTATGCCCGATGTGGCTATGCGTAGCGGGGTTGTCTTATGTATCGCTGGTCTGCTTTGGCTATCGGTGGGGAAGCTACGGACACACAAGAGTACAGGAGGTGTATAATGGGCAGCTTGATTGATGTGCTGCACGAATTGATAGCCCAAGAAACCAACAAAGAATATCATGGCGAATATTCTTCGGCTGATGGCTGGAAAGGGAAAAAGGGATATGACTTATGGAATATGCGTCGATTGGGCAAAAGAGACGCCTACTATAGAGTTATTCATATCCTACGTGGACATGATGCTGAATTTCCAACACCAGTTGACCTTGTTGCAGAGCATTCGCCATTCCCCGGACGATCAAAAGAATGGTACAAAAGAAAAGAATACGAAGGGAGTAAAACCGATGAAACCAATAGATTTTAAGGGAAGTAATTGTAACTATGCCGAAAGTCAGGACGAATATTTAACTTTACCAGCATATAAGCATGGTGACGACAGTGGCGCGGTGTCTAGTTGCTGGAAATTCTCAATACTTGAGAGAATAAAGATATTATTTACAGGCAAAGTTTATTTGACATTGCTGACGTTCAACAAACCGCTGACGCCGCAGTTATTACAGGTATATTCACCAGTTGATGACGAATAATACTATGAGATAGCGAGACAGAGGATAGCGGCAGAGACGGCACAACTAACGATGGAGGTATGATGTGAAGAACTATGATAAGCGGCGTAAATACTGCGTCAAGTGTACCGAGAACTTCTACAACGGCAACAATCCACATGGCATCAAGGAGTGCTGGCATCTCAAGACAGCACGCGTGGTATGGAAAAAGAAAGTGGGGCTATGGCAGAAACCGCCGTGGAAACAAAAGGCAGAGCGAGTATTAGATTGTCAGCATGAGCGGCAGACAGTAATGGTTGACCCACATATAACACGATAGGAGGGCATGATGGACGCAATATCAACAATAGTGGTAGCTGTAACGATAGCGATTCTTATATGGAGGTGGGGGCTGTGAGAAACAAAGACGATGTAATAGCTGTATGGGAAAAGGATAAGCGGCGCAAGGTAGCAGACAGCGACAAACAATTGTTCTGTCGCGGGTGCAGGATGAATCACTACAACGGTCAGTATGCCAAGCAGTGTTGGCATTTGCGTGGTGCTAAACTCAAAAAGCGTGAAATATATATGAGTTTGCACAGCGTCAAACCGACCGCAGTTGTGACTTTGGGATGCTTTATTCCAGAGTATCATTAAGGGAGGTGCAGGATGAAAGCAGGAGACAAGGTGAAAATCCTGAATAAGTGGTCTAAATACTATGACCAAGTAGGCACGATTGTCAAAGAGGGGAAGCCTTGTACTTGGCTGGTAGTAGAAATGTCCGATGGAAGCATGTCAAGCGTCCACATGCTGTATTTGGAGGTAGTGGCATGATAGAACACTCGATGACGGCTAAGATCGTATGTCCGTACTGTGGGGAAACAAAGTACGAGCTATTAGGGGGAGCGGTCGCCAAGTGTTTAATGTGTGGAAAGAAGTTCCGTTGGATGGCGAACACCACATACTCAACAGTGTCCGACTGTACTCTGAACAACGAAGAACACGAATGGAAGAATAGGTATTTTCGCAACAAATGCTACCGGCAGTGTGTAAAATGTTTGGTAGTGAAAGGATTTAAGAAGGAGGAATAACATGGCTGAGAAGCAAGAGAAAGATAAGGTAGAAGCAGCGGTGGTCAAAGGAATGGTAGTAGAACAGAAGGACAGCATCCTTGACGATTTAATAGAAAAAATAGATATGGATGCTACTGAGAAGGCGGTTGTCTTCCGCATCTTGGATCGTGACTTGACGAAGGAAATTACCGACCAGTTGTCAGGACATTATGATGCGTCGGTGATCTATAACAAGCCCTTTGCGTCCGAGAATGGCAAAGTAGACTGGGGGCATTTGTGCGATGTCATGAACTATGGGAAAGGATGTTCGTACCGCAAGAAAGGGAAGAAGCATGTTCATGTCACTGGCGTTGGTTATCAGGGCGCACTTGTGGCAATGCGCGCGTATGGGCAGATGTCTGTTACTGTTGACAAGTGTCCTGAATTGAAAGAAGAAGGCGGAGAGTTGATTTGGATGGCCTATGCAGAAGCCCACGACCATCACACAAATATAACTATAGGTAGATGGTATGGGGAAAAACTGATGTTGGCTACACGCGGCGGCGTAATCGAGAAAGAACACGCCATGAGTATAGCAGAATCAAAGGCTATGCGTAATGTGATACTGGCGTTGTTGCCAAAAGACCTGATGCAGAAGTGGATGGACGACTACCGCACAGGAGGTAAGTCATTTGACCCCAAGCGTACTAAAGAAATGGGGTACAACAAATCAGCGCGTCCCAAGCCAGCAAAGAAAGCTACGCCAAAAGCAGAAGTAATCGCACCCGAAGTCAAGAAGCAATACGATGGCATGGTAGGGCAATTGGCTACCAAAATGGGCATTGATAGCAAGGAGTTAGTTAGCTTCCTGCAATCCAGCTTTGGCACAACAGGTCAGCGTACATTGAATGTCAATCGTGCGTTGAATGATGAATCCACTATGGAAAACATGAAAGCGTCATACGAAGAGTGGTCTAAGGCTGTTCCTGCCGAACCGAAGGAAGATTTGTTTGGCACAGGTAAGACCCATAACCCACCAGAATGAGGAGGTACAGCATGGCAAAATTCAAGAAGCTAGATAATCCTAAAGTATTGGATACAACGTGGCTTGCGTTGATGATGCAAGTGCATAGGAACACTATCAGAAATTGGGTGAAAGAAGGTATGCCACACACATACATCGGTGGACGGTTGCGCTTCGACTTAGAGGAGGTCGTGCTATGGCACAAGCGGATGGCTGACCTGCGATTAAAATATAAGAAGAAGGGTATCTTCAAGTGTCGTCAGAATTTAGCTGACGAAATCAAGATACAGGATGAGAAAGGGGGTACGGTGGCTAATGGCTGATGACCAGTGGTTTAAGATAAGTTTTCAAGAGGATGAAGGGAAATATGTCGTGGAACTTGAAGTAGACAGTGCGGCATTTATACGCTTATCACTGGCTACTAAGGACAAGTTGGGACGCGAGGGACTATTTCTAACCTCATGTGCAGCGTGTGAGAAAGATGTAGTCGTGAAGAAAGATATATCCTTGCTAGTCAAGAATATCATGACGAGGCTTAGTGACGAAATTGACTACAGCCACGGTCGAATGGAAGACATGGTTGTAGCAGGGTCGAGGAAGGAAAGATATTATCACGGCATGGCAACTGCATACCTGGACGCTAGGCGGATGGTTAAACCACTCGTTGAACTTGCAAAGGAGGGTATCTTTAAGACACGGCAAGAGTTGGATGATATAATCAAGGCGCAAGACGCCAAGAGGGAGGATGATAATGGCTGATGCGGCGAAGATTACGGATGAGATGTTCGGTTCATGTTGGAATCTAAAGTTGTTAAACGTACCTGCCGCTTGGCGTTATTCCACGGGCGCAGGCGTGGTCGTGGCTGTAGTAGATAGTGGGGTTGACGGCTCTCATAAAGATTTAGGCTGGTCTGGCAATGTTCCATTGTCCAGTGCCAACAGCGATGCCTACAACGACCGCTTGTATGACGTAGTGACGCGTGATATAACGTCAGGTCAGCACCCAAAGATTGTGCCGGGCTGGAATTTCGTAGATAACAACGCCATTACGCGTGATAAATACAGGCATGGAACATACTTAGCAGGCACGATAGCTGCTGAGTGCGACGGCTTTGGCATGGTAGGCGTTGCTCCTGATGCTATGTTAATGCCTATTGTTGTCATAGATAGATACGGTAATTGCCCTGCATCGAGATTAGCAGACGGCATAGAACGTGCCGCTGACATGAAGGCTGATGTTATAACTATCTGTGTTGGCTATTCATACCAGTCAACAGCCGTAGTGGACGCTATAGCATACGCCATCAGCAAGGGCTGTATTGTACTGGCGGCATCAGGCAATCGTGGCAAGGCGTCAATGATGTACCCTGCGGAATCCAGTGGCGCACTGGCAATAGGTGGTACTAACCCTACTGGCGCACGGTGGGGCATGTCTGACTACGGAGAAAACATAACCGCCGTTGCACCGGGTAGCGCACAGCCAGTTACCTTCTGGATGCGCCACAGGTTTACCGTAGCAGAGGGTACGAGTCAGGCATGTGCTAACATGGCAGGCGTAGCGGCGTTGGTGCGTAGTGCTAATAAAGGCGTAGGGCAGAACGGATTCTTCAACCTACTAAAGACATACGGTAGCAACGCAGGTGTGAAGACGCTAGAGACAGGCTATGGCTTCCCTGATGTTGGCTTAATGCTGGAGGCAATAGGGCATAAGGCTACCTATGCGGAGATTATCAGGCGCATCATGGTACTGTCCAGAGCTACGGAGTCTATCACCACCGAACTGATTATCATAGCCAAAGAACTCAGCGACAAGGAGGAATAATGAAAACAGTTGCGGCTACCATATTCGTATTGTTTATTATGTGCTTCTCTCTTGGTAGTATATGGCTATCGTATGAGAAAGACAAGCACAAAGAAAGGAGGCGTTGATATGACATGGTATGAACACCTGTATGGTATAGCGGCTATGATCGTGTGCTTTGTAGGGTATCCATGTGCGATCATGGCGTACTGTTGTTACGTTGTTGGAGGACGTAGCGATGTAATACACACAAAGGAGGCGACATGCTTAACCCATTTGAAGCAACACTGATATGTATAATAGTGATGTTGATTATTATAATAGTCCTGCTGTTGGTTCTGCACTACTTTGAAAGCAGAGTTAATGATAACTCAACGAAGTTAATTGCGTTATACGAAAACGCAATAAGCGTCTTGGAAATGGAGGTAAAGAATTATAAACGCATAGCCGATAACGCAACTACCCGCATGAAAGATATAATTGAGATAAACAGCGGTTGGAAGGAAGAAGATTTCAAGTAAAGGAGATAAATGAAACTATCACCGGCAATGGAAAGAGCGTTGGGGAAGCTAGAGATTGGATGGCAGATGCAGTGGTTACTAAACGAAAGCAATGCTACTTTGGATGCGTTGGTGCGACGTGGATTGGCAGAGAAAAAGATAGCAAAAAGCCGAACACTCGGAGATTTTTCACCGTGGTATCGCCTAGCACAAAAGCCTTGACTTTACAGGGGGTTGTGATATAATGATAGTAAGCCAGCCGTACACTGGCTTACCGCGACGCAGACAAACTTGGTGGGCGGTGTGGCGATCCCGTATCGCTCGGTGAAACGCCGCCCTACCTCATTCACCGGAGGTTATTATGAATACCGACCTAAAATTTCCAGAAGATTTTGAGAATAAAATTATATGTGGTGATAACCTTGAGGTTATGCCGCAAATGCCAGATGAGTCTGTGGATTTGGTTGTTACAAGTCCACCTTATCCCGGTGTAATTAGGTTTTGGGAGGAACTCTGGCATCCACAGAATTTCCATAAAGCCCATGAATATCTATGGCAAGTGTGGAATGAGGCATTAAGAATCCTCAAGCCCGGGTGTAAGCTAATAATTAATATGGCAAACACAAAACGTCGACCGTACCTAACAAATGTAGCTAAAATATATGAATGGTCTGTTGGGAAATGCGAACCGCTTGGGGAAATAATCTGGCATAAAGGCTACGGGCAGATTGGCACGGCATGGGGCAGTTATTGTAACCCATCTGATCCCGCACTGGCTGATCAACATGAGTATATTATTGTATTAAGAAAATACGGTAAAAGAGAGAAGCGCAGCGGATATTACTTGACACCATTTGAGTTCAAATCATGGCGAAACAGCGTATGGTCTATAGCACCTGAAAAGGCATCTGCTATTGGGCATGTTGCCCCTTTCCCAATCCAAATTCCGGCGCGAATAATAAAATTATATTCATACCCAGACGAGATTGTATTAGACCCATTCGTTGGTAGTGGAACAACGCCTGTTGCCAGTATCAAAACAGGTCGCCGGTATATAGGGATAGATATATCAGAGGAATATTGCGACATATCGAAAGAGCGTATCAAGATTGAGCTAACACAGCCAGAGCTACCGTTAGGCGGTGGTAGTCATGGCTAAGAGGAAAAGCAGGGTCGATTACTATGAGAAGCTACAAGCCCCGTTTACTGCAATTCCGCACTATACTACGCAATCTCCAGAGCTAAACAAATTATCAACACATGCTAGATGGTTGTATGTTGTTTTGCTAACCAAGTTTACGCGCATGAACGGAAAAATAAAGGACTACTATCCGTTTACATACGAAGAGATTAAAGAGATAACGGGGTATGATAACAGGCGAATCAGTGCTTGCCTCAAGCAACTAGATAACGCAGGGTTTATAATTATTGATAAAGGGGGCAAGCATATACCTTCTAAATATAAACCTAACCTTGAATGGCTAACTGGCGAAGGACACCCCTATGGTAATAATATTAATAAGAGTAGCAAAAGTGTAACCAAGGAATCGAATAATTAGTAGCAAAAATGCACCCGAAATTAGTAGCAAAAGTGTAACTAATTCATGGTGATTTCATGCAATTGGTAGCAAAAGTGTAACAATAATTAGGTGCAAAAGTGTAACAATAAGGGGGCAAACATGAACGATGCAGAGAGAAAAGCAAGGCAAGAAATAGCACAATTAACTTTCAAGCACAAGAAATTTAACGAAGATGCTATTTATACTTTTGGGGAAAACAAGGGCTATCCTGCGGCATTGGCGGTAATGAAGCAGTGCTTGGCGGAAAATGCGGAGCGGGAGAAACAGAAGTTGCAACTATTGAACTTAGGCTCGATGTTCAGGCAGAAGGCAAGGGGGTTCAAGCGTGAGCAGATAGAGGAACAACGCAAGGTAGAGTGGAACACCCATGTAAAATCTGTGCTTGCCGAACATGCGGTGAAAGGGGGCATAACAATCGACAAGCTAGTAGAGCGACTTGAAGATCACCACCAAAAGAAGCGATGCACTGATGCACGATACCTAACGGGGCTAAAGTTTCTCAGGTCGTTACAGCTACAACAGAAAGTGGCAACGCAAGATAGATAACATCAAAGCAGAAATTATACAGAGAGGGGGTGCTTAATGGAGAACCACAAGCATAAGCTACTAAAGCAAGTAGCCTTGCGGTGGGTGCAAAAAACAGGCTGTGTCGTATTTGCCACAGAGGTTCAATGGCATTTCTGCGGTATACCTGATGCAGTAGGAATGAAGGCAGACGGCGGTGTTTATATCGTTGAAGCTAAAGATACTACTTCTGATTTGCGTTCCGACTTCAAGCCGCGAGGTTGGCGCGGTGTTAAGCCTTATGTAATGGAAGATGGTCTGGTTATTGGTTCCAAGCTCTGGAAATTTAAGATTAGTTATGATTATGATTTCCTGTATTACATCGTCTCAGACTGCGTTGACACATCCATGCTTCCCAAATGGGTAGGTATTATAGACGAGCGTGGTCGTGTGCGTCGTAATGCTAAACGCAGGCAAAAATCACGGACTGAGAAAAACCGCACAAAGAATTTTGAGACGATGGCGCGGAAGCTATCATGGAAAGCGTTTGGGCATGTGATACGCGGCGAGCAGGAACAACCAGAGTTTAGCTTAACGAAGGAGGTGGTAAGATGAGGCTGACGTGGAAAGAGGGACTCGATGACATAGAGTGGCTAGAGGATAATAAGATTTGTATTGATTGTACCTGTCTTAACGGTGCAGAACTTGAACCAGCTAATGATGAAAATACATGGGCAGGTGTATGTGATTATTGTGGCAATAAATGGAAGCTAATCTTGGTAGAAAGTGAACAAAAGGAGCGTGACGAAGATGGCGGTAGCTGTTGAAAAGGATACAATGGAGTTCAGGTGTTCTTGTGGACATCTGATGGAGCTAACATCGGACGTGAACGATATATGGGAGGGCAAATGCCCGCTCTGTAAGTCCGCGTGGATGTTAGTATTACTATAGGAGCGTGAGCATGAACCACATAATTAACCTGCTATTATCATGGCAGGCTGGTCTGGTGTTGGTGGTGATAGGAATAGCTGCAACAGGGAGGAGGAAGAATAATGAGAGGACAGACGGAAGAAGATGAGAGAAACGATGCGAAATTAGCAATAGAGAAAATGTCTGATGCGGAAAAGATATATGAGTTACAAAAACTGGAACTGGAAATAATCAGGTCGAGAAAATTTCGTTCAGTGAAAGTCACACGCACCTGCAAGCGTGGCGAACTGGTATGCACAGGGGAGGTAGAGAAATGAAGGATGTAGAGATGATGAAGTTGTGTTTGGTGGATGCAGACAATTGTTTTTGGGAATACGTTAATACGTGCAAGATGAGACAAGATAAGATTGATGCTAGTATTGTTTGCAATGCCATCACTACCATAGCGGCAGAGCTATTCAACTGCCGTAGCTTTACCTGTCCGGTTACATGGGATGATAAGCCGGAAGGTGAAAGTGACATCCCATTTTAGGAGGATAATATGAAAGCTGATGTACTACGGGAGGCGTATAGCAAGCTGAAGATAGCTGTTGTTGGTGACTTCATACAAGACGAGTGGTGGCGTGGTAGCGTGACACGGATTAACCCCGAAGCACCTGTTCCAGTGGTAGAGAATCCTGAGAAGGTTATCAATCTTGGTGGCGCAGGGAATGTTGCTGTGCAGTTACGCAGACTTGGGGCGCATGTGTGGTTTCATACCGTAGGCGGATATGACAAAGCCGCAAAAGATATAATGGTAGAATGTCATAACAAAGGCATAGTCGGCCATTATCACCAAGACGGGAGGTACAATACACCACACAAATTAAGAATAATTGGGAATGGGTGTCACATTGTAAGGGTAGATTGCGAAAGCACGTCAACATCTCAGTCAGCGGACGAAGAACTGCTTGGTTGTTTTATGGATGATGTTCGCAAATATGACGCTGTTGTCCTGTCTGACTACAACAAGGGCGTATTACAGCCACATCAGGCGGAAGCGATAATAAAGGTGTGCAATGAGTTTGATGTGCCTACGTTTGTCAATTCCAAAGCGAAGGATGTCAGTCATTTCTTTGGCTGTACGGTCTTTCAATGTAATGGGGAAGAATTTAACTCTAGGGGTGGGGTGCTAAAAGATGTTCTACGTTCAAGCAAGGCTAGAATAATAACTCATGGTTCATCCGGGCTTGATGTTTATTCAGCAGGGCAGGTCTATTCCTTAGATGGACACAATGTAAAAGCTGTGGAAACGCCTGGCGCAGGAGATACGGTATTATCCGTTTTCACAATGGAATATTTGCGTACCGAAGATGTGCGGTCAGCAGCAGAACTAGCGAACAAAGCAGGCGCAATAGTAGTGCAGAAGGAAGGCATAGCGCATTGCACGGTGGACGAACTGTGCGGGGAGGTGATGTAGATGTCAATGTCAACATTTGTAAGAGGGATAGTGCCGCCAGATGAAGAATGGAAAAAGATGAAGGCGGTATACGATACTTGTGTAGCGGCAAACCTAGAAATACCAGACGAGGTAGACGCGTTCTTCGATGGTGAAGAGCCGGATGCCTCTGGTGTGGTTATTGACTTAGAGGAACATTGCCGAGAATGGGGAGGTATTGAATCCGAGGGGTATGAAATAGATGTAAAGGCAATACCCAAGCATGTCAAAACAATTCGGTTTTATAATAGCTGGTAAGCAGGGAGGTGTGAGATGGGATTTTCAAAATAAAGCGGTGGCAAGGATTATAAGAATCCGCACCGCTATGTAGGAATGAGAGGAGGGATAAGATGATTAGCCTACGGCGATTATATGCGCCTTATCGTGGCACAAATGCAATGGAAGTTATCTTTTGGAGATTGGCTATGGCGATAGGATACGGAGAGTCTTTCTTCGAGATAAGACTCCACTATGCTGTATTACATATCGGCGTAGGGAAAGTCCACATTGCATTGTGTTTGTTGCCATGAAAGGAGGTGTGACGTGAAGCAGAAGGTTGTATTCGTAGACAGAGACGACACCTTGATACGCACTGGTTATCAGGGCTATTGGTACATTACTGCACCAAATCAGGTGCAGTTTTTTACCGGCGTACTTGAGGGATTGAAGCGGCTTAGAGATGCGGCTGTTCCTGTATTCTGTGTAACCACGCAGAACTGTGTACCAAAGGGGGTGATAACCAAAGAGGAGCTTGTTGCTATTCATGACGCAATTCTATACAGGGTTGATGCCGCTCTCAGTAGCATGGTAGATATTGGCGTTGTCTTTGGCGATGCCGTAATTGGAAAGACCGAGTTGATTAAGTGGCAACAAAATATACAGAACATGCTGGCGGTAGACGAGGTTGAATACTGGATGATTGGCGATCTGCCGACAGACATCGAGGCAGGCGCAGCTACGGGGTGCAAGACAATCCACCTGTGGTATCCTGAGACGGAGTTTCACATAGCGGTGAATGGCGATCCTGAGATAGCTAAGAAACATTCGTGGGATCGCAGACCAAAGACGAGCGCAGATTACGAAGTGTCTGGATTTCTTGAGGCAGTGGAGATAATACTGAGAGAGGAGGGGCGGGATGGCTTATAAAATGTATTTCGTGATGAGAAATGTCGGTGACCGTATCGGAGCAAAGGAGTGGAGGCTCGAACTGGAGTCTTCGTCTGAGAAAGAAATAGAGGAACAAGTAAGCGAATTAGCTATCCGGCATGGAGATTGGCGAATAAAGGTGTTTACGGAGGTGGAGTTTTCAGTCAAAGCTCTGGCTCAGTTAAAAGGAGAGGATGGATAACGTACCCCACGAATGATGTACGTCATAACCAACGTAGGAGGGATAGCAATGACCAGAAGAAAGACTAAGAAAACCAAGAAAGGTGTACCCAAGCACGACGATTCAGGGGGAGGCAAGCGATTGAATCGTGGACGTGGTGGTTGCAAGACTACCAGCAAGACAGGTCGTGGACGCAAGATATAATGCTTTACTTTACCTCTGGTAGTGTAGTATAATTGTAGTGTAGACACGGAGTCATGACCTGTCTGCATCACTAAAACTATTGTGGTGGTCGTGTTGGCTATTCCCGTAGTCATGGTGTTCGCGACCATCACCACCTTACAACACCAGAGGTGAAGAAATGGAAGAGAATATTTGTATCCCATGTCAAATACTTAACTCAAATAAATATAACAAACTTACCAACATAGCAAAAGTTCTGTTGATTTCACTATGGGTATATCATCGGGAGAACCCAAGCCATGACGATACCTTTACTATTTCACATGACCAAATGGAATCAATCTCATGTTTGCCACACTCTAGCACGATTCGTGCGATACGAGAGTTGCGTAGTGCGGATTTTGTTTGGAACACAAGCGGTGATAAGTCCATGATGAAGCTTGCCGTTGATGTAAGTTGTCCGAAGATAGGATCATTAACACATGGACAACTAAGGCTTATTAAAATGCTAATCCCCACCGCCCCAAGACCTGCAAGGAAGCTAAACAATAAAGAAAGAAAACACCAAGTGGTATTAAAGCACATGCTATTAGACGATGATCCCAGATGCTATGTATGTGGATGTGACAAATGTTTGGAATTGCACCATGTACACTACGACAGGTACGGGGAAGAGAATATATTTAGTGATGTTGTATTATTATGTGGGCGTTGTCATTCATTTTTGCATGATAATTGTACGTGACCATATTGGACACTATGACCGAACCTTACCCGTAGATATGAGGGTGGGCTTACCAGTAGAAATGGGGGTGATTATATTGTTTATGCGTCATCGCATATCATCGGTGTTTATGAGGGATTTTAAGATATATCGTAATTATGGCTATCTAGGTAGCGGGAAAGATGCCCACGTTATCGGAGTTTTCTTTTGGCATTTTGGTATTACGTATTGTTGGACGACTCAAAGACCCACCCATGATAATAGTGGAGATACAAAAACGGTAGCTGAAAAAAATAAAAAAGAAAATTTAGGTGGGCTTACCAGTAGAAATGGGGGTTAAGATGAGAATTTGGGGAGAGCGAGGTAGGCACATTGAGGAATTTAGCTGTCCACTCGCAAAAGCCTTTGAGTTGGAAATGCCTTGCGGCGGAGTAGAGATAACTTCTGCTAGAGTTGCGGGTGATGATATTTACATAACTGGTGTAGTATATCAGAGTTTGCCATATAAACACACTGGTATGCGGAAATTTATAACGGCGCAAATGGGGGAAATCATACAAGGGGATGATTCCCTTGAATATATTTGTAATCTTATCTTTAATGATGGGCGCATATTGTATTTGTTCGAGAACATAGGTGGCGGTACGCACCCATTTGGACACATAGGAGGTTAAGATGGAGCCATATAAGAATGCTTCGTTCTTTAGCTACAAGTATCGACGTGACTTGACACCGCAAGAGGCAGATATACTTGACTTATATGTCAAGCACGATGGCACGATATGGCAGATAATGGAAGGCGTCTCTGAATTCGACAAAGGACTCTGCAAAATACAAGACGTATCTAACCAATACGAGGTTACTATGTGGACTTAGGAGGTGGAAGATGGATGATATATTGAGCGGTGCGTTGATTATAATAAAAGTAATTGGTGGCATTATCTGTATCCTAGTGATATGCGGGATATACCTGTCTATTTGTTGGATTTTATCCCGTATCCCTCTGTGGCGTATCAGAACTTTTCATGTTCCGTTAGGGAAAATGGTACTAGCCAAAAATGATCTTGATTTAAGCATGGTCTTATTCATGATAGGGTTGCCACTTTTGATCGGGAGTATAGTGTGTTATTTTATTGGCGAAATGAAATCTGTTGGGGTATTTGGAATGCTTGCTATTTTGTTTCTTGCAGGAGGTCTAATCACCAATTATTTTGTAACACGAAGGCTAAAGAAATATGCAACACAGGAGGTGACGCATGGCTAAATTGTGGTTGAAGCTAATCCAAAGGTGGCGAGACAATCACCGCATGAAACACATGAGCTATCCTACTAAAATGGTAGCACGGTGGCTGCGATACAAAGAATCATTGCCAAATCAGCATGTAGAGGAGCAACCCACAATGCCGTATAGTATAGCCAATCTGATACAAGAGTACAAACATAGGAGGTGACGTATGAAACTAAAGTTTGAGTTAGGTAAAGCTATTTTTCTGGATATGAACGGCGTAATTTTAGACCTGCCTCCAGCTATTAAGGATGGTAGTGTAGCACTGGAGGCTGATGTGCCAGAAGCATATACCATGCACCCTAAAGACGTGGTGCTTTTGCCAGAGGCTATCGAGGGGTTATACAAACTACAGTCAACAGATTACAAATTGATTATAGTCAGCAACCAATCGTGTATAGGGCGTGGATTCTGTACGTTGACCGAGATGGAAGTGACCTTTGGTTTTATGGTATATCTGTTGGAGCAACAGAAGATAAAGATACAGGACTATCAGTTCTGTCCACATCATCCTGACATAAATTGTGGATGTCGCAAGCCTGCGCCCGGTATGCTATGGAAAAAAATCATGGGTTATCAGCTAGATCGTAGTTTGTGCTGGATGATAGGAGACTCGTTGACTGACATTCAAGCGGGAGAACGCACAGACATCACCAATTTAATCTATGTAGGCGATAGACCTATACATGATTACACTGGCAAACCGCTGATTATTTCGGCTAACCTGTCTACTGCGGCGGATATAATTCTCAAACACGATGCAGAAGGTAGGGCTGGCGTAAAATCGTAGGGGCGAGACATGGGCAAGGTCAAGAACAAATAACTTTTGCGCCACTTTATTCGGCATTTAGTTTTTTGTGCAAAGAAAACGCCTTACAGGTCAAATACGGAAGGATTGTTGCTTATGGAGTAGTTCTCATGTCCAATCTGAGAACTGACGGTAAAGAACACGGCACGATTTACCACCTAACTACGACGATGGTGCTATAGAATAGACTCAACTCTGTAGGTGTCGCTATCGTCGTGGTGGGTGCTAACTTCCATGATGACAGCGCGGGGAGTAACGGCGCGCATCTGGTGGCGGTACTCACGCGGTATTAAGATTTCCTCTCCGTGCTTGAATATTCGCTGAACATTAGGTTCTTTATATACTAGAACTTCACCAGAAATAATCTTGAATGTCTCTGTCTTTTTTGCGTGGTAATGACAGCTACCTGCATGGGTGTTATTAGTGTAGACCAAAAACTTGCCGGTGTATAAATCGTTGTTAATAAGGCGGAGTTCAAATCCCCAATCGTGGTTGTCGTCAACTACTACGTCTGGGGAATTGCGTAGCTGTTCGACATCAATAGTGCCGTTGTTCACAAGAATTTGATTGATAATCTTTGTGGTAGAATTAAGTTTGTCAATGGGGATAAGTTCTACATGACGAACTACATGGCGTTCACCAACGTCCTCCAACTTGTATTCATTGCCTTTGCAATGCACGTCGGGGTCTATAATCTTTAATATTTCATCAGGCGTATCTTCATCATATATACATACATAGTCAACACAACTAAAGGCGGATAGAATCTCCGCACGTTCTTCTTCCGGCACACACGGTCTACCTGCGCCCTTCAGCGCACGGACTGACCTATCGCTGTTGACTAATACAACCAACACATCGCCTTGTGCTGCACACGCCTCAAGAAATCTCTTGTGGCCTATGTGTAGTATATCAAAGCACCCGCAGGTAGTGACAAAGCGATGTCCTGTCTCCTTGTATGCCTTTGATATAGTCAATATATTTTTCCTGTCAACGATTTCGCCCATGTATCCTCCTATAACCGTACGATATACTTTATAATATCTGGTATATTTGATGCCAGTATTATACCCACTACCATCAATATTATCCGCCATAAACTAAATTGGAATGTGCGTCTGTCGTATTTACCTTTGGCTTCTTTGTCGTCTGATTCCTTGCCGTTTCTAATCCCTTTGTTGATTACGGCTACATCGGTTTCGGTATTACTAATACGTTTCTCGAATTCATCCATTTTGTCCAAGCTTCTATCTACCGAGTCTTTAAGATCTTTAATCTTCTCTATAACTCTGTTGAAATTAGCTGTGCATGTTTGTCTAGTAACGTAATCTTCTGGCATAGCAGCATCACCATTCAATGTGTCCTCCGCCACTGGTTTATGTTTTGTTTCTGCCTCCGACATTTCTTGACACCCCCTATAAGTTTAGTTTTTTTATAGGGAATGCCCCTAATTCAATGGTTGTGGGTATAACGGCCAATATCCCGCCGCTTTCGTATCTGTTGACGCCGCCGCTATTGAGTAATAGTAAACTCCCACTTCAGCAGAGCGGGAATATCCTCATGGCTAATTACAGGCTTATTGGCCTCCTCAATCATCCTGTCCAAGCGCCGCTTGTTTCCTATTTTGTCTTTCAGGTATGCAAATATCTTTGTTTTAAGTTCTGGCTTACTTGGTGGCCATGTCGAAAATTCATCTTTCTGAATATACCAATTTATCTTGGCATCACCCGTCCTTCCATCTACCGATGTTCTTTCACATGTTACCTCCAACTCTATACCGTCATAAATATTATCCAGCAACCTCGCAGCGGCGCGGGATATATAGAATCTGTATATATTATCGCCGCCGTTAGCCGCGTCGCCGGGGAAAGAAACGAAACAAATAGTCAGAAGCACAATTATAAAAAGAAATCTCTTCATGGCATATCTCCTTATGTAAAAGTGTAATATTTATCCACCTTTTTAATCGTAGCAAAGAAGGGTATCTCCTTGCTATATTTCTCTATCTGGTCTCGAAGCACTTTTGAGCCTGTGAAAACAATATGTTTGGAGTCCTCCATGCTTAATTGTATTGTCAGGTATTTCTTTGGACTTTCGCCGTTATACTTGCTATCAGCAATTCGATACCCTAAAACCAATATCTCCTTATTTATAAGTTGCTCAATTTTTAGTTTTTCACCTTCCAGCAACGGCGGTTCGTCGGCGAAATCGCCAAATTTCTTAGGCTGCATCGCACAGCTCCATCAATTTATCCATCTCCAGGCTCAATGACAGATTGTGCGCATTTGCCCATCTTAGCCAGCCCCTAGTCGATGCAAGTGACGCCCTGGCCCTATCCTTAGAAAGCCTACCGGATGCAAGCATTTCCGGCATTTTCCTCAGCCGCTTTATCACGCGCTTAGCGGTGCTTTTCCTCAGCAAGATATATCCTCTAAAATGCCGGTATCCAAGAAAGTCCACCCCCTGGCTTACAGGGAATATACTATCTTTCCTTAGCCTCAGACTGAGCCTTGCATCCACGAAGGCCTTCAGTTCATCTTTAATTTCATGCAAATGCCGCTTATCGTCATGGAACAGGAGAAAATCATCACAATATCGAATGTAATCCTTGATTTGGCATTTCTGCTTGACAAAACTATCAAGCTCGTTCAAATACAGGTTGCCAAACCACTGGCTGGTATAATTTCCTATGGGAACATTTCTCGGCCCTTCAGTGCTGTAAACAATATTTTTTATCATCGCCAGCGTGTCGCTACACTTTATCTTGTTCTGAATTATGGAAAATAGGGTATCGTGGTCTATTGACGGGTAGAATTTTGATACATCGCATTGCAGGCAATATCTGTTTCTCCTCACGAACTCCATCGTGCGCCTGCTTCCTGCATGTATGCCTTTGCCAACTCTACAGGCATAAGAATCGTGGATAAATAGGCCTTCCCATATCGGCTCAACGACGTTCATCAATGCGTGCTGCACAATCCTGTCAGGAGCGAATGGTAGAATAAATATCTCGCGCCGTTTCGGCTCATTTATTATTTTTGTTTTATATGGCGATGTATTGAATTTTCTGTCTGCAAGCATTCTATATATTGCCTCAAGATTCGCATTTAGGTTGACATCGAACCGCTTTATAGTGCGCTGCCAGCCCTTACCTTTTCTAGCCTTCAAATATGCTATACGAATATTATCAATATTCGCTATTTTGGCGTATAAATTTCCATGACGCTTCATGATAATAGGCTGGATGACTTTCGCAATCGCTACTAGCCCTCCAGCCCCTCCGTTTTGTATTTTGCCTTTCGACAAGGCCAATAAGTCCAGCCAGGAGTTAGCTCACAGTCCTGTATCCGAAGTGAAGCGGCTACCGATATTCGTATTCGTATTCCAACGGTAGTTATTCGCATTCCGAGCCTGAGACCCGGAATTCGTCCCGTTATTCCAATTCGCACCTGCCAGCAGCCACAGACCTATCAGCCCAAAAATAAATCGCGCGTTTCGCGTTCTTCGTTTTATCTTTTTCTCATTACTTATCGCGGCTCCGAAGCGAAGCGGCCACCGATAGCCGCATTCGCAGACCAACGGTAGCCATCCGCATACCGAGCCCGAGACCCGGAATCCGTCCCGTCATTCCAATCCGCACCCGCCCGCAGCTTCACATCCCCGTATGTGCCCTGCCTGTAAAGACTACCCTTAGCGCCAGCGAGGTTTTGATGCGCCCAAGCAGGATCGGGGTCAACGCTTGAAGTATTAACTGTTTCATCCGCTCCTGAGCCAGTTACACCATTAAAATTCGTCTCAGCCTGGTCTTTGTAGACAGGCGAACCGGTTGCGCTGGCCTTGTACGTGACAGTTACAGAATGAGTATGGTTACCAGCATCGTAGCGATAGCTCTGGTCTTGTAGCCATTGCCGCATAACCCCGCAACCGTCCTCAACTCCGATGTTGGAAATCATCCGCCTGCCTACGGTGTCACTATGTCCCCCGGTTGTACCAGGGTCAGCACCGCCAGCAATATTCGTTTCTTCGTTGCTACCAGCAGCGATTTTCTGAAATTCGCCATCCCAGAGCAGCCGCTTCTTCACGGCAGCACCGTCGTCCGTGAAGTCCATCCAGTTCCGCGTATCGGTAATTGTAGCACCATAAACAGATGCAGTTGTCGCACCTGTGCCTGAAGCGAGATATATATCTACCCAGATATTTGCCGCTTCAGAATATACCATACCCTCCGGCGATGCCATAGGGCGATGGTCATAATCCCATACGCTGTCAGGAAGTATATCGCCTGCAACAAAATCTGTAAGTGGATGGCCGCCAATAGTGCCAACGGCAACACAAAGACAATGGAAGCCGCCGACCTTGCGGGAATTTGCGGTAGTATAGCCATCCGGGGCACTACTATTGTCACTTACCTCAATAAGTGGCACAGTTCCCGATGCCGGTTGGATAGCATAAATATAAAAGTCAACACCAGCCCTGTTTGCGGCTACCGTGTAATCTGTTCCTACTTGAGTATCCCAAGTCGCAGCCGCAGACAGAACATAATCCGTCTGTGCGACTATCCGATACATCGTACCGTCTATATCTAGCAATAATCCTGCTGGGCTCTGTAATGTATACCTATCAGCCGCCGCACCTACGCCTTTATATTGCCATTTATCGTCATATTCCCTATAATATCCACCGGGGATATTGGTGCTCAGTGTATCACCTGTTAATGTAATGCCAGAACCGGCGGCCAGATTCGTATCTGCCGATATATCTATTCCTGACAAGGTTGCTCCTGTATGAGAATGGCTATCATCTTCCACCGACCATACGCCACCCGAAATCGTCACGTCGCCATAATCAGCGTCCGTCAGCCCCGTCAACTGCACCCAGTCAGTGCCATCGAATTGTAAGAGAAGAACCTTCTTCCCCGTAACTACCTGAGTCGATGCCAAAAGTTGCAAATGAGAACTGGCTAATGTATCCTGATCCTGAATGGTTACGGTATGCGCTTCGTTATTCGCACAGGTGATATAAAGCACCTGCCCTGTCGTGCCGTCTGCGATAGTCGGTGTACTCGTCAGAACATAGTCGGCGTCAGGATTGAGAACGATAGTCGTGGCATTGGCCAGAATAGCATCGCCAACTGCGTCTATTACTTGCGTAGCAGACGGCGTGCCAACTGACCCAAAGGCGACAAAGCGATAGGTGTAAACATCGTTATCTATTGCCGCGTCGTCCGTCAGCCCAACAGTGAGTTCCAGAGTATCTCCGTCTGTAATGGAAGCTACTGTCGTCCAGTGAGTAGTGCCATCGTCCTGCACGACACCTACAATATCCCCGGCAGTCATACCAGCAGTGGCGTCTATCTCCATAGTCGTATCGGTAGCTACTGCACCGACACGCATCTGGCTATCAACACGGCTGACGCACTGCCACCCAATTACAGCCCATTCGCTTGGGGTAGCGTTATATACAAGTCGGCCAACCTCGTACTTGCCAGCAGTAGGCGACGTGGTTCCAATGTTGACACCGGGTACTATTTCCTCGTAGCCTGTAAAGCAAGCAGCAGCATAAGAACGTGCTGCATCAAGTTCATATATAGCGAAGCTGCGAATCTTGAGTGGGTTTGTGCCAGATGTGCATATAATACCAATCGTCTTAACATCGCTGGTTACCTCGAACCTAACGGCCACGTCGCTGTCTACACCAGATATATATGCACCGCCGTAGTTTACACTCCACGACATAGCGGTACTAGCTCGCCTGCTATATAAATACGTGGTGACCCCGGAGCCATCAAGGAGTGCGCCATCGCTGTCATAGCAACGGACATATAATCTTCCACCGTTGCCCGCAACGGCATCTCTGGTTACCAGAAACTTTTTGGCATTTTCTGTATTGACGAAAATTCCAACACCACGGGTGGTAAACTGTAAATATTCATCTGTAATATCTATATTATCCATATTAGAATATGTTACAGCATCATTCTTGGCAAGAAACACATTTGGCACATTAACGTTTGTATCGCCATCATAATAGGCAGCCTTCTTATACAAAGGCCCTGATAAGAAAATCGCTCGTGGTGGCCGCTCTTCTACTTTATCTCGATGAAAAATAATATTAGAGTGCTTGTCACCATCTTCAACAAAATCATCATCAATATCACGAATTAACCAAAAAACGTTTCTTGCAGAATCGTTTTCGGATTTGTAGATATAATCCACGCCCTCTATCCGTAACGAATGAAAGTCATTACTATTTCCATGTGTTAATAATACCCCATAGCTATAAGCACCTCCTGTTCTGGCGGATAATTCTATCCCCATCCCAAAAAAGGCGTTGGAGTTATTGGCGGTATACCCACCATCATCACTTGTTATCCAGACAGCATGACAGTCTATTGTAGTAGACTGTCCTGAATAGGTGGAAAAATGCCCACCATAGAACCGGTTATCATTACACCAGCCATAGGCACCAGCATAAGTATCATTGGAAAGCATAAGGCCATATTTATTATATAATATCCGCCCAAGCTGTGTATTGTTATGAACCCAGCCCTTCCCATGTCCGAGGCATTTAACGCCAATAGTAAACCCGGCCGCTAAGGCAATGTTTATATCGCAACCCACAGCGTTGATTATACTGATACCGATATTGGCATTATTAGACCAGTCACTATAGGTGTCTCTTTCTACACTTAACCCCATTAGGGATACGTGCCGATTATTGACTCCGGGTTCGCCAATCGTTAATGCTGTTTCTTCCGCAGTGCCGGTATATAGCAGGGTGGCTCCAACCATTTCAACATGAACGCCAGCGGCTATAGTGATACCAGATTCTATAGCATAGGTCGCAGGTGGCAAGAATACCACTCCCCCGACTACGGCTACCGCATCGGCTGCCGCCTGTATAGCTGCGGCGTCATCAGTTACGCCATCGCCAGTAGCCCCGTATGCTCGAACATCATGCCCGGCAGCACCTTTGTTTACTCCATCGCCAAAGTAAGCAGGGCGCAAAGATGCTCCATAAGCCATGCTGGTAATCAGCACAAGTAATAATACTGTAATTAGCTTCTTCGTTTTCATTATATACCTCATTTCAAAAGTCTATTGACTTCTTCCCACGTATCATCATACTTAACTAATGTTAATGCATCGCCTTTTATAGTAGCAAATGACAATTCGCCCATCAATACTATGCTGTCATTGCTTTCCACTATAGTATTATCATCACGAAAGATAATGGTGATAATCTTTTTATCATACCCATCTGTAAAATCTTTGATGGTTGTTAAGCCACTGTTATTAGTGGCAAAGTAGTTTCCTGAAGCTACACTTGGATACTCTTCACCATCGCTAAAGACGGTTAATGCCTTATCTTCTACAATGGTAGCTTTCTCGCTACCAGAACATCCTGCTATTATCAATAGCAATATAATACATCCAGCATATTTCATTTTTCGCTCCTTATGGTGTTCAGCCAACGTAAATCCATTTTGTCCCGTCATGCTGCCACTTTAATATCTCATCAATGTTGCCCGGCCCCCAGTTTACTCCGGGGGGCATGTTAAGGAACTTTAGCTTTGTCGGGTCATTACCAAAGGTAGATTTCTGGTCATCAGCAATATGCACATAAATAACTTTGCCTTCTTTACCTCCGACAAAATTGGTGATGGTTGTAGGGGCAGTGTTTTCTATTACTATATCTGTTACATCAGTAACATCAGGCTCAGTCTCGCCATCTTCGATTACTTTTATAGGCGATATTGTTGCAGCAGTAGGCGTCTTTGATGCTAGTACCCACCTAGTTCCGTCATGTATCCACTTCAATATCTCTTCAAAATTCCCCGGCCCCCAATCTACACCGGGCGGCATGTCCAAAAACTTTAGCTTTGTTGGATCATTGCCAAAGCTAGTAAGTTCATCATCTCCTATATGCGTATATACTATCTGTCCTTTGCTACCCTTCCCTGTGAAGTTTGTTATAGTCGTTGGGGTAGTGTTATTAGTCCTTATATGGCTAACGTTAGTTATATCCGGGGTAGTATCACCATCGTCTAGGTCTTTAATAGTATATGTTTCTGCACCAGTTTTGTTTACTTCTATTAAATTCCATGTTGTACCATCATGATACCACTTTAATATCTCATCTAAATTCCCCGGCCCCCAATCTACACCGGGCGGCATGTCCAATATGTTTAACTTTGTACCATCATTGCCAAAACTTGTTACCCCATCTTTCAAATGGGTGTATAGAATCTGCCCTTTGCCAGCCGGTACACCGATGAAATCAGTGATTGTAACTGCTACAGTATTCTCAATTTCTATGTGCATTTCATCTGTGACGCTTGGAGTTGTAGTCCCATCCGGTATAGCCTTTATTACTGTCGCTACCGTCAGGTTCTTTATCTCGCGCTGTCCGGGATGTTGAACATTGCGTTTATATGGCATTTCAATTCACTCCTCCTATAATCCAGTTAGCGGTAGCTGCACCAGCCGCTATAACCCACACAGTAGTCAGGTCTATATATTCATGTTCTGCTTCCAGCGATAGTGATACTCCTGCCGGTAGTGGGTAATCAGTGTATACACCCGCCCCCGGAGCAGAGCCACCATGCCTGACGAATATTGATATACCATTACCTGCGTCGGCGTTAATCTTAATGCGCTTGCATCTATTCACTCTATACACTGTTGCTGCATTAGTGTCAGTAGGCTTTCTTGACGAGTTTACATTAGGCGCACGTCCACTTGGAGACATCCAGCCACCTGCTATTGACAATGTATCACTTGCGTCATCTACGGCAGTAACAACGCCACGATAGCCGTCCGCTGTCTTAACCACGTCACCAACTTCAACGTCAGATAAATCCCATGCCGCCCCATCAAGTACCGAGTTAATCGAGTAGATTGTGCTTGCGCCTGTAGATTTAACTATCTGGGTAATTGCTTTTGCGCTTGTCCCAACAGTCAATTGCCCACTTCCATGATGTCCTGTCCTTTGTGCTATAGTAGACATTATCTTCACCTCGCTTGCTGTAACCATTCATCAGGCACTACAAATTCACTGGTTTTAGCTGGTCGCCTTATCTTACTACCGCGATAACCCCCCTCCGGACGCTCTGCATCTTCGCCTTCTGGCGGATTAGTTTCTATGTAATGCCTGCCAAGTAATATCATTGCCTCTTTAACTGCGGCGTTTTCTAAGTCTTTAATAGTATAGCCATGCTTCTTTAATTCGCCAACATACGCCATTAGTTCTTCCTTTGTAGCGTTCTGTAACATATAATTCAATGGTGCTACGAACTTCTTTATACGGTCAGCCATGCCCTTTGTTGTCTTGTAGCGGCCAACAGTCAGCATCTTCTCTATTGTAGCCTGCCATTCGCCTTTTTGTATAAGTTCGTCAATCTCAGCATCGGCCTCCGCTTTCTCTAGTTTCATCTTATCCTTAGTGTCGTAGTATATCTCCGCTAATCTGCCACCGGGTGCGCCTTTGCTTATCCACTGACCTGTAAACGGCATGATGTACTCTAGTTTATGTTTGACTTTGCCTGCTTCTGGAGCGAAAGTAGACAATGGACTCATAGAATTGGAAAAATATTCAAGTCGCTTCTCCAATGCCTTGTGAATTGGCGTGCCTTGTGGCACAATATCTTCATGCTTCCATGTTGAATAATTAGCTAACTGCTCTATATTATGCTTTAAGAACGGCTCTAGCTTGTTCATCGCTACTTTAGTTGGTTCAGTAAGCCATCCTCTCCAGTCTCGTATGTTACGAAACAGTCCGGGTATGACATATAGCGGCTGTCCGCGCGCATTGCGAAAGCCAGTATCTACATCTAACGCACGTCGCCATCCATTCTGGAATGTCAGGTGTGGTTCTACCAATGCGCCGTTCATCTTCCCTTCTTTTTTCAATTTATTCGTAGCCTTAATGCAAGCGTATTGAATAAGATTTATTGACACCAACCCAAGCAATAACATTCCACCAACGAACTCTCCATATAGCCTACCAAGCTGTTTCTTGGTTTCTTCGGGCGCAAACCTAGCCCCTGCCCCTGCACGTCCAAGCGTCATCGCCTTTACTGGCAAATTTATGTTAGATATAGTCCAGTTACGGGCAAGAAAAGCCACTGCACCTAGTTCACGCGACATGCGTGACATCCAGTATGCGGGAAGTGTACCATATACATCGTTAAGATGGTGTGCTATTGTCTTATCAATTGTCTTTTGATCTGTATCTGGCATTCGCTTTGCCATTATCTTACGCAGCATATCAGCCGCCGCTAGTTGTGAATTTCGCACCATATCCTCCCACAATACCACATCATTAAAGTGCTTTAATGCGGCATACGGATGACGTGCTACATTCTTTACACTCCAGTCAGGCACAAGGTTCTGCACTTCTTCCTGCATCTGACGTGCTATGTTTCTCGCATGTGCAACCTGTAGTCCTGCTTCTGCCATATCAAGGACTAACTGATCATGGCTTTCCCATAATTTCTTGCCCTTGAAGAACATAGTCATCGGCTTAGTCGCCCACTTTAGCGGATTCTTTGATGAAATAACTGACATAAGAATATTATTTGACATGACGTTCCAGCCATGTACCAACGGATTCCAGAAATGTATTCGCTTGATAAATCCCCTGAAGCCCTTATACTTAGACCATAGGTCTATTTCTCTGCCTAACCACTGGAAAGACGGCACTTGCCATTGTTGCTGGAAGTATCCCGTTATTGATGGCGCAATAGCTGGATGAATCTTTGCAGGTACTTGCCCTTCTGACATCAACTTGTTTATGCTAGGAAGATTGAGGTATACATACTCGTTATCATAGATAGCTTTCTTTGCAGGGTCTTTGGGCTGACCCATGATAAGCGGATTGCCATTCTCGTCTACCATTTGCCTTACCGCATCAATGAACTGCTTATCTGCCGCCGCTCGGTGGAACTCGTATGCGTATAATTCATATAGTTTAATAGGGTCTAGTATTGGCGTCAGTCCAGCCTCTTCGCCATCATCGAAAGTATTGAACTTGCGTGGCATGGCAAAGCTAGGCTTATCATGCAACTTCCCTGTCCCTACGCCAAATGCCTTACCTATCGCCTCTGGCTTTTCTTCCCAACTGTGGAGGATATAATTCTCTCGTAGCTGGTCAAGAAAGCCTAGTTTCTGCGCTGCTGCGCCAAGTTGAGCATATAGTTCCTGCAGTAATGTAGCCAATGCCCTTGATTCTTTAGGTAACTTTGCGAAATCTGCGGCATATTTGTCTGGCTGATCCATGTAGCGGGATATTAGTTCGTTGTTTTCTTTAGGCGACCCCATCTTTCGCATATTGTCGCCCTGAAACTTTGCGTATATAGCACCCTTATTACGCATACCGTCAAGCTGTGCGATCAAGCTATCAAACTCTATCTGCTTTTTCTGCCTACGGAAATCAAACTTCTGACTAACGCTGTCTACAACGCGTCGCGCTGCCGCCTTTATCTCCGTAACGCTTGGTATATAGATAAAGCCTTCTTCGCCTTTTAGATTATCAATCTGCTTCTGTAATTCAGTCAATTCCTTCTTAGTCTCGACAACAACCTCTGCCCTTGACTTGCTGATAGCCGCTTCAGGTGAATCGCTAGGTACGTCAATCCCTAAGTCACGCGCCATCTGCTTCGTTAGCTTCTGGATTTCCTTTATCTCTCGACGTAGACCTGCGCGGGTTGGCTTTTCTGCTGGCGTAGGCGCAACCTGCGGCTTTGCTGGCGGCTGTTCCACTGGCGGTGCTACTTGTTCGGGCTGTGGTAACGGCGGCTGTTCCACTGGTGCTACTGGGGGCTGTTCCTCTGGCAATGCGATAGCACCACGCTCCGGCAACGCAATAGCTTCTGGTTCTTTAGGTATTTCCTCTACTGTACTCTGCATGGGTCTACCCGGCAAGAACTCGTCATCTGCATCTATAATCGCTGGATGCGACTGATAGCCTTTGGGAACTTCCATTATAGGCATCTGTCCTATTGGTACTACACGCGTGGGTATATCGGCGTACTCAACATTCAATACTTCTTCTCTTGCCACTTTAATCTTTAACCCATTACGCATCTGCACCATTAGCATCTGTGGGTCGCTGTCATCTATTACCTTCCCTGCTGTCTTCCATTTTGGCATAATAACGGCATCACCCTTGCTAATCGCCTCACTCCTAAACCACGCCATGTCTGGTGGCTTTAATTCCTCTAACGACCTCGCCTTTATCTGTGGGTCTGTCATACCCATAGACCGCATGAAGATAACCTCGTCTACCGAGTAACCTGTATTTGCCGCTGTAGGATCTGCATTGATAGCGTACATCGCCTCTGTCGGGTATACTGTAGTCGGTATGCCCATTGCACCCACAGGCGCACCAGCAGGCATACGGGGAATAACATCAGGCGATTCAAGGAGCAACGGAACTTGTCTTGGCGTTGGTGTTGGTACTGTTACAGTTGGCGGCACACCAACAGCCGCTTCTGGAATAGCACTCAACTCTGGCGCAAGACTTACCTTACCTACTATACTTCGTGGCACAAGCACCTTGAACTGACCATTGCGTATAGGTCTGGCAAACTGCTCTACAAAAGCCCTTGCCTCTTGTGCTGACATCTGACCTACGCGGTTAGATAATTTATTCAGAGTATATAAAACCTCTGGTGAATCTTTTGGTACTCCACGCACTACCACCTGTTGCGCTACATCAGGACGCTGTGCATTCTGGAAGAATTCATATACTGCCTCTGGCGATGATTTCATGTTCTTCATCTTCAACCATCGGCGGTACGCCTGCCCCATATCCATAGTAAAGACACGCTTGGCTAATGGCGATCTCGCTATGGCTGTCTCTATTCCCTTGCCTACTATTGGTGCTACTATAAACTTGCCAACAAGCAACTGCGCCGCTACTTTTGCCATCTGGTCGGGATGCTCGATTAGCTCTACTGGATATTCCATTACCGCCTCGCCAGATAAAGCTGGTATGGAGCGCATAGGATGTTCTGCTGCCAGTTCTGTTCTACTTCTATATCCCGCAGGTTCTTCGCCTTTTCTCACAGCACTAGCATAAGGGTCATAGAACATCTTGAATAGCATCCGCGTATAGGCATCTCTGGATTTACCAACTGACTTGGATAATATCATCTGCTGTAAGGATTCTTCGCCAATCTCTGTAACATCAGGCATCATGCCTTGCTTGACTAATTCTCCTAAAACAACCTTCGGATTCCGTGCGTTATCTGCACTGATACCCATGACCCCGATAGATGGCATCATGGAGTCTGGTACTTTCCCAGTCTCTAGCACAGTTCGCACGTCCTCTACCTTGACGCCGCCTGCCAATGCCGACCTTGCCTTCTGCACAAGTGGTTGTGTGACTGTTTCACCTAGCTTGCGCGCTGGTGCGCCTATCACATCTTCCCATGCCTGCTCTACTCTCTTCGCACCTGCTTCTATACCCTTAGATAGCCCAAGCGTTTCCTGATACTGCATCTCTCCAACATATCCTAGCATAGATTTCTCTGCTCTTTCAGCATTACGCTGTCTGATGGCTTCTTCTTCAGCTATGCGTTCACGTTCAGACTTGCGATCATAGAATCCAGCGGATACCTGTTTATTCCGTATTTCTGCCTTCAGTATATTAAGGAATTCTTCGTCACCTACAATTTTACGGGCTTCTTCTAACTTATCTTTCTGATCAGGAAAGGCTTCGTAATACACACTGATAGCGTCAGCGGGTGTTTTCTCCTGCTGTATCTTGCCTATGTATTCGCTAACGTCTATTTCCTTAACTTCGCTCATTGCGTACCTAACGCTTTTCGTATAGCCTCTGCTGCCTGTCGTCTTGCTGCATCTGACATAATAGGCTGAACCCCTGTGCTACCTTCAATAAAAGCATTCCAGTCAATATCTGGATATATATTAGCTGCCTGCGTAGCAAGCCAACGCATGTGATTATCTAAACGCTTTATAGCTTGTTCTTTGTCAGCTTCACTTAGAGTCCTTGTGGACGAACCTGCCAATAGCGCAAACATCTGTCGTTGTTCATCTGGAACATCACCTAATGAATCATATACCTCTGCCGACGTTGCCATTGATTTCATGTTAGCCGCCGCTGTACTCAACATCCGTATCTGTGACTGATATTCTTGCTCGCTCATGCGAAGTTTATTGTCTATAATATACGACCGCGCTACCATCTCAGATATGGATATACCCATCATTCCCGCCGCTATTTCCATCGCCTGTGCCTGATACTCAGAACCTTTGCCCTTCAATTCAGCCGCTAATGCCTGCGCTTTATCTAAACCAATCTGCGCCGCTATTTGTTCAAGTACAAGTTTTGGCATTTTGGAATAATAATCCATTCCCTGCTTTGCCTGCTCTTCGACTTCCGAACTAGTTAGTTTAGCTCTTTCACGACGTACCGCCTTTAGCTCATTTTGTGCCGCTTCATCCAGTATCCCATACTCTGCCCTTAGTCGCATTACTTCCCGCTCTTCTTGCGCTTTGGCGACTGTAGTTTTTGCAACTTCGCGCTCTGCTTTCTTGGTTTCTGGAACGGTTTTAGTCTCTTCTTTTATCTGAGTTCCCTTCAGTGCTGTAGCAAGTTCTGGTATGCGCTGACGTAATTCCTCTAGGGCAACCGTTGAGTCTAGTGTACTGGTAAGAACACTGTTCACTATATTTCTGGCGGCGGCAGAACCCTCTATGCCATATTCTTTCAATAGATTATTTGCCTCTTCGGTATCAGCTTGAAGCTGTTTCCATTGCTTATCTGTCCGCATTATTTCTGTTTTTAGACCAGTGGATTGCACACCAGTAAACTCTGTGCCTGCTTTTGTAGCTTCTGTTCCTGCTTGCGTAGCTTCTACCGTTGCACCCGCTTGCTGTCTCGATACAGGCTCCATGCTCTTCCTATAAGACTCCTGCGCCCCCGCAATATCCATGCGCTGCTTGGACTCACGCAAGCTCATGATGTTTGTGAAACCCTTTATCTGTGCATCATAATCGCTCATGGCACGTTTATATGCTGCCTCATCACCGGCTTCTTTGGCTTTTTGCATTACCAATAGTCCACTCGCCAATGGTGCTAGTTGACTATATCTTGACATAGCATATCACTCCTATCATAAGGCAGATACCGTTCCAAGCGGGTTCTTTATCTGGCTTGCGTATGTACCTTGACCACTACCTGACTGAGTATTGTATACCAGTGCGCGCATTATATCAGTCAATTCATCATACCGTTTCTGTGTTTCAGGGTCTAGTTTGCCGCCTTGCTTCATGCCAAATAATTCGCCTAACGAGTTAAAAAAAGTAGATTTTGCCTGTTGTTCCTGCATCTCTAATGATAACTGTGTCTGCATTGCACCCTGCGTTAATGCGCCTATTTGCTGTTGCGCTGATGTAGCCAACTGCCCACGCGCCTGCGCCATCGCCTGCTGTACTCCTGCCGCCATGCGCCCTTGCTGTGCCTTCGCTACTGTAGTGCCTGCTATGCCCTGCTGTTGCGCTGACGCTCCATAGGCTTGCATGTATCTGTTAGTAGCCTGCTTCAAGGCTGCCTCTACCCCACGCGAAGCTGCCGATGGTTGTCCTGCGGCTTGTGGTTGTAACTGGTTAATTAGTTGCTGCCTTTGTGCTAACATCATTCGTGCATACTTTTCCGCTGGCGATTCTTGAGGGAAGATAGACTCACCTATGCCAAGTGGCAAGTAACCACGCATGAAACTCTTCCCTGCCTCTCCGTATTGGCCGCTTCTTAAATACTTTGCGGTCTGGGGAGCATGCTCTCCCCATCGCCCTGCCTGATCAGCACCCAACTGTAATAAAGCTAGTATCGACTGTGGGTCTGCCATTATATTCACCTCTCAAACTTCCGTCAAATCTCCGGTCTTTAGCAATTTATTCCCAACACGAATTATTATATTATGTGTGCCTGAGACTTCTACATGAGCAATTTCATAATTCCTAAGTAGCTTATAGCTTGGCATACTAGAGAATTTACGCAATTCCTTTTGCTGAACTTTATCTTCTATTTCCTGTATTAAATCGTCTCCCTGTAGCCCGCGTCGTAACATTGTCACACCGCCATCGCAAATGGTTTTGGCTTAACTCTAAACCTGTTCGTGCCATCTTCATTATAAAAGAATCCTGCTGTTGCGTCATACAGATATACATACCAGTCGCCAGCAACATCCAAGTCTCCAGACGCGAAAGTATATGTTGCAGTGTATGTACTAACGCTAGTAGAATCTTTAATAATAGACCCACCAGTCGGCTTTATGAAATAGAAATCTACGTTACGGCCAGTTAGGTCTTGGTCGGTAGTAATTGTAATAGAACAACCTACGTCACCTACTGTAAAATCTCCACGTTCATATTTCATCTCGTCACCATTTTTTGTAAGGTTTTTTTGAGTTCAACGACTTAGCTGGTTTTATAGATATAAACCCAGCAAAAGGAGTTATGACATCAAAAAACAAAATAGGTGGACTAACTAATGTAGCAGGGCCAGTGCCTTCTAAGGCGGCGATATTGATTGCAGCTACCATACAAGCCCCTGCGACTTTCATCCAGAAGGTATTTTCACCCACATAACTCTCATATAATTCTTGTAAAGCCATTTCCTATTCTCCTATAAATGAATGGGTAAAGGCAGGATATATACATCCAACCCCCATTTATGTATACTTTACTGATAATGCCAGTAATTCATCAGCCGCTACAGCCCTATGTTGTAGCTTCATGCGAATACGATTAAGGCTTGTTACTCTACATCCGGTTCTATAACTACGCGGGTCATATATGTTTCCGGGACTTATTGAAAAATTATATTCCACACCAGCATTGTCGATTACTGTTACCAAGAATGGAGCAACATTAGTTGAGAAATTAGCATCTATCTCTACCTCATTTAGATGCACCTGATTACGCACAATAAGGTCATGCGTTTCTGCTATACCTACTATAGCTTTACCATTGTCAGTAAGTCCATCCTCTAACTCTAATATATAATTGCTTTCGGCGTCAGCGGCAAGTAGCGTACGCGTCGTTGCACCTGTCTTTCTCACAATAATATCATTTAGCGTGGTGTCATATTCATACATGCGCCACGGACGGTCGTATAGACCGCGCATGGGTATATATCTTTGCATGTCCTGTATTAAGATTGTTTCTAACGCCCCATCGTTATCTGCATCTACCAGCAACCATAGCTCGTTTCCAAATACGGCAAGAATAGAGTCATCTAAATAAGTCGTCTCAATAGCATCGAATATACTCTGGTTATCCTCACTTACTATGTCGCCCGGTGCTAATGGCGACCCTGTGAACTCGTAAAAGCCATCTCTTGAAAGATAATATAATCTACCCTTCATGCTACCTACTGCCGCAGGTGCTATTATACCATGTTCGGCAACTACTTCCTGCATATTTATATCCGGTGGTGGATTCAGCGAACCATCGCCACCACGTATTGTATAGATACTTTCATCAGCAAAGTATACTACTAGCAAATCGCTGCCTAATGTAGCCAATGCAGTTATCCCTGTTGGGACAGGCATTTCGAGTTTATTTTCTAGCGGGAAATAATCAGGCACAGCAGTATTAGCTAAATTTGTTGCTCCGTCTTGCTCTAGTTTTTTACTGAAATATAGGATATTAGAATTTGCCTCAGCAAACCAGACTCTATTCTTCCATATAACAGCAACATGAGGCAATAATGCTGCCGTCCGTATCTTGTCTCCACTATCATCTGTATCGGAATACTTGTAATGATCAGTAGTCTGTAGGTCTGCACCAAGAAAATCTGTAAGCACGGCATCTGTTAAATGTGGGGCTGAGGCATAAGGATAATCCTGTTCACCTACGAATTTATATGTATCAGTAATAGATGTCTCTTCTGTATCAAAATTATCTACTTTTCTACGGTATAATCGTATTTTATCTACACGCTCGGTAGCTGGTGGTGTCGTATATCCATCTAATTGCGTTGCTCGTTTATATGATTCAGTCTCAATTCTAGTGTTTTCGCTAGGTCGTGACTCTATATCATAGGTAGTGTCTACATATGTATACACATAATCAAACCATTGTGTCCCTGTGTCTTCTGAAAAAATTCCGCCTATCTGGAAATTAAACTCCATTGTAGTCCCAGTCCATACATTAGGAACGCCAGCAATCAAGCGCAAAGAATTTGTTTCTAGTACAGGATGTCCGTTAAGCGCATCGCCCCTGATAGCAACGTAATTAGAAACGTCATAGAAGTTGTCTCTGTAATCATCATCTGTATCTATTACAATCCAATACTGTCCTGCCGTTAGCGTTACTACATCAGTCAACACAAAATCAATCCATTCTGCACTTGTATCTACACTAGATACGGCAACATTAAACGATGTGCCATTACTTACTGCATCTGCTTCTGGTTCACCACCATCATTTTCCCTTATCTCCGCCCACATCGTACCAACGACAGTGGCATCTGCTACTAAATACATCAATACCCTTATATGGCTAAACGTCCATTCTGTATCAGCAGGCACAGTAAATGCCATTGCCAACTTGCGAGTGGTTGTAGCATTTAATAATGAAGAGGTATCCATTTTGTTATGTACGCTAGACCAATGCCCAATCGCGGCTCGTAGTGTAATAGTCGGTGCGCTTGTTGGCTTGCTTAATCCAGCATCATACGAGTATGTAGACCCGATAAGCAAATCGCTATCTGTCCACCGCCATCCTTCATCAGTGCCGAAGAATACCCTGTTTCCAAACTGAATAATAGGACGCCGTGCTGTTGCTGCTACCGAACTAAGTTGCTTGTGTGCGCTTGTCTCGCTGATTTGATACCAGTAGCCATTATAAATACCAAAGAGATTGCCGTCTTCTGATGTATCAATAGGCTGATACCAGAATAGTTGCGTAGCAGGTGCAGCTATCTGTCCTGTGTTCCACCGTGTGTAGCCTTTCCGCATACGCAAGCGACCATCAGTATAGATAATCTCCATATTCTTTAACGTGCGTAGTGATAGCATACCTGCTTCTCGCAGGCTCCTATCCCTTTTCATTCCGGGAGTAAAATTGTCTAACCTGAGTTCTGGCATTTTCTGGTATCAATCTGATACTAGGTCTAGTACCTAATTGATATTCCTATTTACTTTTCTCACCACCTAGTACCAATCTGATACTAGGCTCGACCATGAAATGCGGTTCTATGTTAGGTTTCTGAGTATCAACTTGATACTGTTTTATATAATATACCATCTAACGGTATTCGCCAGTGAATCGTCTTTGCTCAATATAATACTTATTGCATTTCTTATATTGATTAACTTTATGTATAAAACCATATTTCATTAACTGTTTTATAGCATCGGCGATTTGGTTGCGTCCAATCAAACTATCTGGCTTCGTCGGACTTGGGCAATATGTTCTCATCTTTGCAATAGATATTTCAACTGGTTTGTCAGATTCATTTGTTTTCCATTGTCGTAGAATCATGAAATATATTTTAACCGCCAACGGCGATAACAACAAGAATGATTCTGAATTCAACAAACAGTATGGTACTCTAAGATAACGAGGAACATTAAGGACACCATTCTTGTTACATAAATTAGACTGTCCGGGTATTCTCTGTACTTCCACATGAACCAACCCCCTAAGTAGTTGGTGGGCGGTGCTTAGGGTGGATGCTTTCGCATCCCACCGCCCATAGATTATTTACTTTTTCCGCTTGCGCTTTGCCGCACGTCGCTTCTTGATTTTATGCTCAGTGCCATAGACGTAGGCATTGAATCGCTTACTCCCTGTCTTCAGCCCCGCCTTTCGTGCAGATTGCTTTAACTTCTTTGCTGGCATTCCATGTCGCTTCCTTCTCACGCCGTCTTTGCCTCTTGCGGCGTATGTACTTCATCTTGCGCTTTTTCTTTGTCTTTGACATATATTGTTTGAGGGGCATAACGCCCCTCCCTGTTGTTAGTTATTTAGGTCTGAACCTCGTATCGGTGGTTGCGTTGATAGTCATGTCGCCCTTCAACTTAATCTTCGGTACTTTCGTACCTTTGGACTTCACCGTCGGATTGAATCTAGCCGACTTGTCCTTATACGAAGTATCAAATCCCTTTTTACTTTTAGCCACTTAAATCACCCCCTATGGCTCTATGCCTAAGAATATCTTTCTGACAGAGATAGATTTCGCAACAGCTTCTCCATTACGACAACCGAATGATACACACATCTCGGTTGTTGGTATCTTTGATGTATGGACAGCTTTGTATGTGTCAGTATCCCCAATGAAGTAGAAGAACTGACTACCGTTATACCGGAAACCCATCTTAGTCCACGTATTATCTAGCATAGTGTATTCCTCTGTAGAAATACGTGCGTCTCCGGCTACGCCATTCTCACAGTCCACATAGGCATCGCCATCTTCACTCTTGAAGCCAGCAGAATCTAGCCTATCATCAAACAAGTTTCCAGTGGCTAGTCTTGCGCATAGACCGATAAACCAATCTGATTGAGTGGCGTCTGATACTTTGAATTCGCACTCAAACCAGATGTTCTTACCTGATGTTGGTACAACGAGTTCATTCGCTGATTCGTAGAAGTAGAAATTATTGTCACCTGCGCCGTTAAGACTCTTGGCAACGCCACCTTGTTCGTCCTGAACTGCTAACGGCGTACCCGATCCAGAGGATGTTTCTTTCCACTTATAGGTAGTGGCTTCTACTTGGTCAGTGACAATATCGGTAGGGTCGCGGAATAGCCATAGGTGCGGCTGGATGCCATCCAGCGATAATGCTGGCTGTGTTGGTATATAGTCCCAGACGCTTGTATTTGGTGCGCCGGTATCTACTCTTATTACGCCTTTGGGGTCGGCTGGTCGTCTGATGTTATAAAAATATCGCCGCATTGCAGTTAATATTGGATGTCGTGAATCGAACTTAGACATTTGTTGTTCCTCCGTTTCAGGGACGCGTATTCTGTCCCATCCTTATGCGTAGCCAAATGCAACTACGCGCCTCGTTACTAGACCGCCACACGGTCTAGGGGCAATCGCCCTTCTCAACTATACTTCAAGATTCCACAAAGCACCACTTGGGCCTTGATCCTTGTAACCTATCCTACCTGACCTACCACGCCTATTGTTTAGTGCCGTTAGCTTGCCAGTAGACGGTGGAGCATTGATGTCCTGCATAAAGGGCTTAACGCCCTGCCTATAGATTGTCTCTGCCGCTATAACCTCAGCCTGAGATGCGTTACCTTTCTTCTTTAGGCACTGCCAGAACAAGCACTTCATGATAGCAGGCGAATATGGCATTTCGGGTATTTCAATAGGGTCATCGTCCTCGTCAGGCAACATGGGATAGCCACTAAAGAGAATTTCTAAACTCTCTGACCCTACATCATCACTATTCTCGACAGGTGGGTTTATCCATAGCACCTTCTGCGTCCTGAACTTATTCTCAATCTGGTATTGGTCACATTCTTTCACCGTAACAGTCTCAGCGTCAGTAGGCTGTCCACCTATCCACATGTTGACAGTCAGTTCATTGTCATCTACGTCAGTAATCAAACCATGCGAGCCGCCTGACGCAATTGCAATATCGTCTGCTTCTGCACCTGATGTACTACTACCAGTAACAGTAGTGGCGGTAAACGTAGTGCCTGTTATTGACGCCTTTGCGTCACCCACGGTAAAGTCGTTTGTCGCTCCAGAACGCAGACCGGGATGTGGTGTAGCTGTTGATAGGCGAATCTCAGTAGCTATACCTACCTTATATGTATCGGTACTAGCAAACATAGAGGCATCGCCCTGTATTTTCTCATAAGTCAACTGCGTAGCAGTAACAGCAGTAACAAAGCCATAGCTAGTAACCACGCCACTTGACGGTGTGCAGATAATATCACCAACAGCAACACCATTATTTACAAAGTCGCCTGCTGCATCTACTAATGTATTAGAATCTGTACTAGGATCAGCCGTGCCTGTTACCTTGTTGGTTGTAATATCTAGCCCTTCAACGTATCCATAGCTGTCGTCAGTGAGGTTATGCACAACAAATCCCGGCTCAATACGAGTACCATCAAGCGTAAGGCCGAAGTTAGCACCTGAATCTATAACCGTCCTTATAGACCCAGTAGTCACATACGACTTAGAGATATAATCATAAACAGGCGGGGCGTTGACATATATCTGAATGATGGGTGCTTGAAAGTAAGGATAGCAGAAGTATATTGGCTCACTACCAGTGTCGTCAGGGTCGAGGTTGTTCATGAACTGCTGAGGACTAAGATAGCGAACTGGCAGGCGTGTTCCGTTACTGTCTATATACCAGATGCTTATTATCTTCCCTACATCGTCGGGTACGGGGTACTCCCACTGGTCGGCAATCATGGCAATACGTCGTCTGACAGGAAACAAGTGGCAATCATCGGCAACTATCTTCAGCGTATCGCCTATTGCATCGTATATCATTGTGTTGGTTAAATTTCCATCATCAACGCTACGCTCTATTCCAAGTTCGTCTTTTATCCTGTACTCTAAGCCTAATCTATTCCATGCCATAATAATACCTACTTGTATTCGTCATCTACGGTATGCCCATAGCCTAACGTCAATGCTGGCTGTGCAGGCTCACGCGTCCAGATAGCAAGTCGTCCATGTAGAAGCATATATATACTACACATTTTTGCAATGACTGTAAATACGAAATCCATACTTCACCCAACTTTGTATAAACGTCCATATAACCTTTTCTTAGTTCTATTATAAACGATTTTATATAGTTTTGTCAAAGATAACTTTAGTAAAATGGGCAAAAGGAATCTTACTAAACGAGAACTAGCAGCAAGAGAGAACAGATGTTGAAGCCTAACATAATATTTCCCATGCTTGACTTTAAGGCGGTATGTCTCGAAGAATGACTCGCTGAATGAGTCAATATCTCCATCAAATAATCCTTCTTCCAGACACATATCGCCCAAGTCTGTTCCGGGATATGGCTGGAACACAGATGCCCATGCAATAGTAGGCTTACAGGCAACATTCAACTTCAATGTCTGCATCGCTGTCTTGGGCGTCTCATGTGGTATGCCTATCATATTTTCAGTGCGTAGGTTTATTCCATGCTTATGCAGTATATCAGCACTGGCAATGATAGTAGCATCACTCATCCTGCGACGTAAGACTTCATTGCGTAAGGTAGTGTTACCGGACTCTATGGCAAAGGTTACTCCATGTAAGCCGACTTCCTTTAGTTGCTTAATCACACTTTCGTTTATATACTCTACACGCGTCTGTATATGAAATGGAATATGAAGGCTTGCATATTCCTCGCAGAATCTATCCAACCACCTATGGTCATATAGCGGAAAGATGTCATCTTGGAAGAACAGGAGTTGCAGGGGGTATCTTTGTAGCTCTACGATTTCTTCCATGATGTCTGCAACTGGGCGGATAACTGCACGACGAATATTATACAATTTCTTATACTGACCGTTGTAGCAGTATGGGCAGTTGAAGACGCATAGCCAGCTACACATCACATTCTTTATTGGATTATTATAATTCCGTGGATTGGAATATATTAACTCCCTGTCTGGATGCAGCAACGTCGCCTTATCTCGCATCGGGCGCAACGTAAATTTGCCGTCATGTACGACATTATCAATGTGCGAAAATCCGTCACCGCGCTCTACGGCATTGGCAACATCTACAATAGCATCAAAGCCTTCGCCTGCTACTGCTACATCTACACCATCCGCATTAGCAAACTCAGGAAAGAATGTGACATGCGATCCACCAAATACCGATATAGCGTCTGGAAAGATTTTTTTCATGCGCTTGTTGATTTCCATATACTTTATATGTTTGCCAGTAGTTATGGAATAGCACAGCATGTCGGCGGCTAGGCCATCAGTAGGTTTGCCCGGAGAATAGATACCTACTGAGTGTCCAGCCGCCTTCAAGTAACTGCTAAGGTAGGCGATTCCTAGCGGGTCAATGATATATGGTTCAACTACGAACAGTGCTTTCATCAATCCTCCCGTTTGATTTCCTGAACACTAACGTATTAAATGAGTTAATGTGTAATGGGTTAGGCATGTGATATATTTCTTCGGTTAGTTGCTCTTCATAATAGCCATAGGCATTAAATAACGCAATCCAGAATTTTCTTGGATGCTCGTTTGGATGTTCCAATGCCTCATTGTCTGGTGACAGTTGTACTATCTCTTTAGATATTTCTGATAATGTAATTCTCGCTAAATGCGGTAGAACATTAAGAGTCTCTAACCAATCGTTGATTTCTTTATCACCTGTTATTGTAAAATTAACCAATGGAGTACGCACGATGATCCACTTATTAGACACTCGACATATATTCTCTACGGCAGTACAAATTTCTTCATAATTATTCAAATGCTCCAGAACATCTAAGCAAGACACTAAGTCAAATTCTTCGTCTTGATAGGGGAAATCTTTGGAAATATCCCATACAATAACTTTGTCTCTTATATCGGGATAAACGTGATTGACAACGAATTCAGAAATATCGAATCCAGCTACCTTTATATTATTGTCTATATTGATCATGCCATGCAATAACAAGCCAGTAGAACAGCCGCAACCCAACATAGAACTCGGACTAAAGAACTCATGAAAAATCCTAGCACATTCTATGGCAACTTCGGTACTAGAACGCGGAGTTCCGTCACTCGCAACATAGCCACTGTAAGTCGTATGATAAGCCTCATTATAATATGCTTTGCGTTCTTTGGCTGTATACATTGATATACCCCACCTTCGTATTTTTTACATCAATCCCCTGTAGTAGTCTATAGTTTTAAGCAAGCCGTCTTGCAGCGGCATTAAAGTAGCAGCGTCAATATATTTCCATGTAGTAGATAAGTTATGTTCTATCTTAGGACATTTATATGGTTGCCCAGTACGCATTGGAACGTAACCAATCTCGCTTTTGCTGTCTGTTAGGTTGATTATTAGTCTTGCAAATTTCTCTATCCCCATGTCATTTTCTGGGTGCGAAAATGGTAGAACCTGCCCTACTGCCATCTTTTCATACGCCTTGACTAGCAACCTAGCGACATCCTTCACATAGATATAGTTTACCCATGCTGTGCCATCGCCGTGTATTGGAATCATCTCATTGCGTAAGGCTTTAGTAATAAAATCAGATGATGCCTTGCCTTGATGCCAACTCTGTCGCGGGCCGTATACATCAGTAGGCTTCACACTTATGTACCTTAATCCATACTCTTGAGCGAACATAAAGCCCCACCTTTCAGCTTCATTCTTTGTAAGCATATATGGATTAAGCCATGTACCTAAGAGATTGGGCTGAATAACTACAGGACTGTCGTGGTTATCGTCTTCATTTCCTACCGCCCACCTAAAGATATTGACACTTCCCAACACATTAACTTTAATAGCATCTATCATGGTATCAAACAACTTGCTTGTACCTAAAATGCCAGCACAATGAAACACAGCAGAAAACATTCTGGGGTTAGGGAGCATTATACAGTTTCCTATGTTACCCATTATATATTCTGCGCTAGTTATGTATCTAGGTGGTTGTTGGTCATATATAACTACATCGTAATTGCGCGATTCTAGCTCCTGAACCACATGGCTACCAATAAATCCACTGCCGCCAGTAACAAGTATTTTCATGTTATATTCCTTTCCATGCTTCAAATTTGTCTGAGTGGTAATAGTCGTAATCATAATACAAAGAAAACCTTTCTCTATACTTATCAATATTATCGTAGAACTCTTCCCTGCCATCAAAAGAACAGTAATTTTTGTCTCGTAATTCATCGGGGAAATATCCGCAGTATGGATATGTACCTAAAGATATTTCCTTATAGTCTTCGGCTTCTTTAATAGCTCGCTGGAATACTGCCTCAAAGCTATCCAGCAAGTATGTCTCGCCATACGCATCCCACTCGCGTTGCGTCATGCGCCTGACGTGCTTCTCTACCTGATAGGCGTATGGCATTACAAATGCCAGATGATACTTGGTAACTTGCGGTACATATAATTGTGTAAATTCAGACGGCATCTTAACTGTCATGTTTAACCCAATTCTCGGTCTATCGACATACTTTAGTCCTAGATTGACGTTATATGCCAACGTATCTCCAGATGCAAGTTTCTTTAAGCTGTCTTCAAAACTTGTATCAAACAAATGTAGATGCTTCATGTCATGATAGAACTGTATATAGTCGTGATATATAAGGTCGCACGTTGGATTCTTGTCTATTACTTCTCTGAATATCTCAATTGATTTAGCATCATATACCATGTCTGCATGATGATATACCACAAAGTCTCCAGTGCATTCATCTAGGAGAAGATTACGCATTCGGGCAGAGTCATATCCACCATCACTTTCACGCCTGAAGGTATCCTGAAAGAACTTTATCGGGTATTTCTTTTGATACTCACGTATTATGTTTGCAGTATCGTCTATAGATAGACCTATGGGGCTACCTTCGGCAATAACTATCTCGTCGAAATATGGAAGTATGCTTTCCATGTACGGAAGACATATTGCTTCGTTATAGACGTTCATATAAAGTGATACTTTCATAAATATCCTTTCTCACGCATGATGGGTAGAAACTCCCTGATGATACAACCTTCCCATGTATACTTAGCCCGTATAAACTGCGCCCCATATTTACCCTTTTGCCTTGCTTCTAATCGGTGTTCATAAGCATAGAGCATTTGTTCTCTAATTGATGCTATACTAGGACTACCACACCCATGCCTTCCCACATCACTATTCATCTCGATCCACCAGACACAATCATCATCTAATAGTTCTCTAAAAAGCGGTATATCAGAAACGATAGCAGGTATGCCAGTACTTAATGCCTCGCATACCGTGTTAGCCGCGGAATCTAATAACGTAGGATAGACGTAGCAGTTTCCGTTATATAACTTCCATGCCTCTTTCCTGCTATTGTATGTCTGTGCCGTAAAGATAATTTTTCCGCTTTTGTATTTATCTATAAATTCCAGCAAACCATATTGCGTAGAACGCGGATGATTTATATAGAGAAACGCATTATCTATTCCACCAAAGGTTTCATTAAATACCTTGCACAACATATTACTACCTTTATGCTCTTGTGGAAACACCGAATGGACGAAAATAAATGGTTCATCAGCGCGCTCTAGGACGTGAAAGATTTCAGGGTCAACCGCTCTGTGATGCCAAATATATACCGGCTTGCTACAATCGCCAATTATATTCATTCCTTGTTGTGAACTTACAAAGATACAATCTATTTCCTGCCATCTCACCCAACGAGTAATCTCATGCCCACCAGTAGTTATTACTATATTTATGTTTCCACCTTTAGGTTGGAAGTCCCACCCATGCCATAGCTCTACACATCTTTCGTGTGGGTCTTCAAGGACTACTGGTAGATTCAGGTTCTTCATAGCCGCATAGAGGTGATAGAAAACCATCTCTACCGCAGTTGAGCAAATATCCATCTTCGCAGAAAGGCTATTAAGAGTACGAAGCCATATTTTCATTTCTTTTTTTCCATATCACTAGTGCATATTACAGTCCTTGCATAGCGGTAATTCTGAATAGCGTTCTTCGGAATGCAATTTCCTATAATGTTCGTATATTTCTCCATTAAATATACTTGAAAGCGACTGAGTGTTGGCATCGCCTAAGATAACTTGCCCCTCTGCATCCATGCAACATAAGCATACGCGCCCATCCCATAGTATTGCCAAGTGATTTAATCTTTTGCATGGGGCATACTTATGTGTAGAAGATTCGCGTAATTCCATGTCATCATGGATCAACCCCGCAAAGTTATATAGATGCGTTGCTCCTGTTCTTGGCTCTATGTCCGCCCACTGTTCTTGCCACTCCGTAACGAAACTATCGGTCATGGAAAAGCGCGGCATGTGTATCTTTGTTGGTATTGTCCCGTTGTTTAATGTATAGAATCTACGCACGTTAGAAACCACAACATCGTAATCTAACCCCATGATATTAGCAAGACTTTCCTTGTCAACTCCTGCTATGCTGAATACTATATCCTGTATTATGTCTGAAAAAGACAAAAGTGCTATAGACTTTTCCTCCGTCATAAGAGCGGCATTAGTGAATATAACAGTCAATAACCCGCGTTCCCGCAATTTCTCCATCCAGTCAAATATCCGCGGAAACGCGAATGGTTCACCATTAAGGAACAAAAGAACCATTGTTATCCCTAGCTCATCAGCCTCGTCTAGTATCTTACAAAATAGTTCATCAGTCATTGTGCCATGCTTGCGCTTCATTTTGGGATGTGGGCAGAATACGCATCTGGCATTGCAGGCGGTAGAGGATTCTATTTGCAGTAGATTTGGAATTTTCATTATATTTCCTCAAATAATCATGATTCATTTAGTGATAGATGCTTTACCCATATTGAGTGGATTATTTCATTGATGTAGAATCGCTTATGTATCTCCTGCTGGATATGTTCGTAAAAGCAGAAGTAATCATGTCCAGTAAATATACCATAATCATCCATCTTGGGCAAATACGCATCAATATCCCGCGCTGTTTGGGTATGTCGTCCATCGAGGAATATCCAGTATATAGACTTATCTGGAAAGATAGTTGCAGCATCCAGCGAATCACGCATTAGATAATAAGGTCTATTTTCTAACCTATCGAATGATTCAAACTGCATCATCTCTATACCTAATTCTTTCATGTTCTGTAGATACTGGCTGAATATATCCTGCGTCTTGGCGACATCATGTTCTGGCTCGTCAGGACTCCCTAACCATGTGTCTATTGAAATTACAGGATTTTTGCCTGCTGCGCCAGTATATATTGCAGCCGAACTACGACCCATCCATGCGCCAATCTCTACGATAACCTTGCCTTCTGGAATAGACTTTGCCATTTCATACAACTATGCAAGTTCTTTTTCGTGCATCCAACCGCCTATATTTAGAATTCTTTCATCCATTAGATAATCCCCATATCCTTACTTGTCATATTATAACGCGTAAGTGCATACATCTCTGAGTCAATATTATTGACTTCGTTCCCTAATGTTACTGCACCAATATAACCAGACTTAATTACCATAGACTTAATAAACCTATCATAAGAACCATAAGGATAACTGAAGAACCTTACTGGCGAATGCAAACTGGTCTCTATTGCCGTCCGTGAGAGATTCAGTTCACGCCGTATGTTAATCTCATCAATCTGTGTTAAGTTCCTATGCGAAACCGAATGCGATTGAAACGATATAAGGCTCTTCATTTCATCTATTTGCTTCCATGTAACATGCTGACATAATCTTTCAGGTGGCGAATCCCAGTTGTTCCACTTACCAACTGCGTCGGTTATGATAAAGGCATTGGCATGTATCTTATACCTACACAGTACAGGATATACATTTTCATATAGACAGATATAACCATCATCAATAGTCAAGACAATTGGCTTTTGCGGTAGCGTCTTTCCACCACATCTATGCTCGTATATGTCTTCCAGCAAGACGAAGTTATAATCTGCTTCTAGCTTGTCAATAATCCATTGCTTGAACTCATCAATAGTAACGGCAACAGTAGAATCAGGATAATAACCTACCTTATGAAAGCAGGCGATTGGCACAGAGAAGTTATCCACCTCGCGTCTGTACCATTGCTTCTCAGTCTTTATGGCATACCTGTCAGGGATCTGCCCTAGACTCCAATATCGCTTATTGTCTATTTCCTGCATCGCGCCTGTTTTGGAATGTGTTATAACTAAATCGCATAGTACGAAACTAGGACTTACCAACTCTTCGTGCAAACGCTTTTCCCACTTAATGTCATTCCTGCGACGAAACAACCTGCGCGGTCGTGGGTCTGAATCTCCCACAAAGATACCATCCAAATAGGTCTTTATAATAACTTCATAGGCATCTACAGTTTCGTCGGCTATGAGTGCGGAAAGCTTTGCTTCCTGCTCTGGCTCTAAGTATTCGTCGCAATCCAAACTCAGTATCCAGTCACCAGTAGCATACGAGTTGCATAGATTCTTTTGCTTACCGAAGTCGCCATCAAACTTGTTCTCATAGACCTTGACTTTAGGATAACTGCTCGCTATCTGCATAGTATTATCTATACTACCGCCATCAAGCACAATAATTTCATCAGCAGACGGCACGGATTCTATAACTCTACCTATACACTCTTCTTCATCCTGAGCTATTATACATACCGATAGCATTTATGCCTCCTGTTACCATGACTGTCGTGCCTTGAATGCACTAAATCCATGTTTGGACTCAAAAACGCCTAACACGTCCTTGTAGCCATCATTATACTTCATCCTCGCCGCCTCTGCTATAACACTAGGCAATTCTCCACCATAGCATACAGATGGTATCTGCGGATATGATAGCGTATGTATGATCGCCCATTGCTCAACTGCCCTGTCACCTTCTGCTAACAACTTATCGCCATGCTCGCCCCATCGAAGCTGACGGACATGCATCATGTGTTTATCCACCTGCTTCTGGAAATCCCTTATCCAACCCATGTGGTATTTAATGCAATCAGGAACAAGCACCCTATCCTCTATTGATACATCTGATATAGCAAGATTACCATTATCGTCAAAGTATGGCTTTATAGAACTATCTACTGCCACAGCCTGTAGTATTCCACCAGATACAGTCTTAGCATCCTCGTTTGCCGAATACAACCTGATATGTTCGGTGTCTAACCAGAACTCTATAGTTGATGCGAAGAATAGTTTATGCTCAGAGAATTTCCGTATGGCAGCAATCAACCTGTCTAGGTTATAAAACACCATGTCGGCTGATAAGATAACGAATATATCTCCATCTGCCGCCGTAATCGCAGCGTTCTTCTGCATTCCGCAATCCCACGAACCATTAGCAGCGCGGAATATTCCACTCTTGTAGATTACCTTACTATTGCCTTTAGCTATCTCCGCCGTAGCGTCAGTGGATTCTCCGTTTGCACTACCATCTACTACAACTATTTCATCTACATGCTCTTCGATGTTTTTCAGCAAAATCGGTAGAAGCTGCTCTTCGTTATATACTGTTAGTATTGCCGAAATCTTTCTCATCTATAACCTCCTTGATAATGGTCTTTATCTTTGTTGCGGTATGATGCCAAGTCATATTCTTCAGGACAAATTCCGAGGATTTCTTGCCTATGTTTTCAAGTTCGTCTCTACGTTCATACGCCTCACGCATAGACGCAGAAAGAGATTGGATGTCAGGTAGCCTCCAGAATCCTGCCGTATTTGGCAGACATGACGATATAGGCGCATAGTTCTCAGACATCTCAATCCACCAACCATAGTCTTTAGAAAAATATTCACGCGGCGCAGAACATCTAGCTATTATACCAGCCATGCCAGTCGCCATCGCCTCTAATGGCATAAGACCAAACCCCTCTGACAAGTGTGGAGACACATAGATGTGGCTTTGACGATATAACTCTCTAGTGGAATCTTCTCTTTCGCAAAGGAAGTCTATGTTAGGGTGCTTCCCGTATTCCATCTTCATCTGCGTATACATAGGCGAAGGTCGTGGCGAGGCTATTATAAGTTTAACCTTGTCTACGTCCTTAAAGGCATCTATAAACGCCTCTGCTACCATCCAACTACCCTTCCTGAACTGCGTAACGCCAGCATGTAGAAAGACAATATCGCCAGACCAGTCGCGCTTTATGTATGTAAACTCTGTTGGATTCACGCCAAATTGTGCAACATAAATCCGTCTGTCTATTGGTGCTTCACGGAAAGCCGTAGTAGCAAAGACAGATGGGCATATAATAGCATCTGCGTTGCACAGGTTTCGTATTACATTCTGCCTACCTTCGGCACGAATGGAATTAGCTTCAGAAAGCGCAAGTGCTATACGCGCCTTTACTGGCTTTCTGTCCCACGACCAGAACTGCGGGTCGCCCCACCAGAGTTCTATATACTCTTCTGGCTCCTCTGGCTCTATTACATCACATATCTCGTCACCGTCGGCAAGAAACGCTTCCCGTAATGCCTCCCAGACAGTAGTCCATGAACAAGGCTCATATCCGTGCAGCCGTAACCAAATCTTCATTAAGCACCTCCGTTATATTAAATGCAACTCTTTCTGGTGTTATTGACTTCATGCACACAGCATCTATACTCAAAGGACAATTCATATACCAGTCGGCTGTATCGCCGCAACACGGCTCGCATATATATGAATCAATCATAGTCTGGTTAGGATATTCAAACAACTTCCCACGCGTCGGCCCGCGCACTACTAAGGTATTCTTTGCACCAACGAAATGTGCGAGGTGCATTATACCCCCTTCGCCACAAAGCACGGCATCTGCATCACGTAATATAGAAAATAACTGTGCCATATTGGTCTTGCCACGAAAGTCTATTGCGCCTTTGATAACGGCATCATGTGGCGTTCCTACCTGCACTATATCTATGTCTATTAGCTTATGCAAGTCATCCCATCCATCCCAACATTTAGTCTGCTTCATGCCTTTATGCTGCACGTCAACACCGTTATTTACTACTAAATAGCATTCTGGAAGTGGTACTTCTACTGGAGCGTAGTTGCATATCTCGCCTTCTATTGCATTATACGGCAAGCCTAAAGACATATCCGTAGTCAGTATATGGTGCATACCGTGTATCTCTAGTTTCATTAAGTCAAGTGGAAATCTATCAAATATACCACGCATCGGCTCAAAGTCCTGCTCGAATATCTTCTTCCCGTTTTGATGCCACAGTCCAAGTCCAAATCGTATTTCAGCTATAGTATCGAACTGCTCTCGCATATCAGCAATACATTCATGCCACTTTACATGCCCTACTTCTATAACGCCCTTTATGTACGGAACACCATTAAAGGCATCTCCATAGCCGCGTACTATTAAAACGACTTTGTTGCCAGTTATGTCATAGATTTTCTTCGCTTGGTCTATCAAAGTCACTGTTCCACCAAGACCGTCCAAGCGGAATAATGCAATATTATCTTTATCATATTTGATAGGCTTATGCACGACAGTATTAGCACTACTCTCCAATACTTCTTTTGCGGCTTTAATGGGCTTAGATGGCGGTATCGACCATAGGGCATAACGACTGGAATATGGCGTTGCTATTACATGGCATTTATCATAAGAATCGTATATATCCTCCCAGAACGCCCGCGTGATTGGAACTATGCTTCTATCTAGCGCACCAGCTATATGCAGCAATCCAGTATCCGGCCCGATCACAACATCCATTACTGAGAGATACATCATGACTTCCCGCAACGGACGGTTAATGATATTATACGTTCCCATATTGGCATACATGCGAGGTAGCGCATCACTAAATAGGAAGACCGCACATCCCGCTTTCTGCATACCGTTAATTACGGACATGATATATGGATAATGCTTTAGTTTCGCCCTGCTGGTAATGGCAATTCCAGCGCATGGTACATCAAATAGATGCTTGACGTTAATTGCCTGATTTTTCTCTGCCGATGATAAGTATAACTTCGGCTTTAATAACTCGAATTGCAAGCCAGCCTTGTCCCACATACGCTGCATCTTGCCGCCAAGAGAATATCTACGACCATTGCTTTCTCCTACGCTGGCGATGCTCGCAGTTAGGTCTATTACGCGCATATCAGCATGGCAGCCGCGCGCATCTAAGTATGTGGAAATTATATCAGGGTGTTCGTTATATAGTTCGGGATATTTGGAAAGAACGTAAATTTTCTGGCTAAATAACTCAGCAAATTTTCTGGCTATTGGCTCAATAAGAACATTATCGCCAATATGCCACGGCTGGTAGATTCCAATAGGAGGGAAGATGTTCAATATTGCTCCTTTGCTCTTAGCTTTATAATAGTAATATCACCCTTCTCTACTGAGATGGTAGCCAATCGAAAGCCTGTGTTGGCATTTATAAACTCCTTGATACTCTTTATATCAGCACTATACTGCGGATTACGCATTAGTTCTTCCCTGCGTACCTTTTCTGCTAGTGCGTCTGCCAGTGCCTTCTCGAATTTTGACATAGTAATCAGGGGCGACTTGCGCCGCCCCTGTCCTGTTATGCTAGGGTACTATACGAGATAGTTATGATGCTATCTTTATTTGCAAAGTACCAACAGCCTGTGCTGCCGTAGCGTCAACTTCCAGTGCTGTACCGAGGACTTCGCCGGCTGTCCATGTGTCAATAGCACCGTCGGTAGTAGCGTGTTTCATCACCTGTTCGCCCTGTGCGTCAATACCTGTGCCAGTCAATGCCGCCTTGCGGTTTCTTCCCCACGTCTGCACCCAACCGTATGCTCCATCGGTCAGTGCAGCCTGCAAGAAGCCACGAGCGTCATTGGCGATAGCCTTTATCGTTGCAGAACTATAATCCATAGTCACTTCGCCATCGGGATAGGCACTATCAAGGCCGATAACCAATTGACCAGCAACACCAACGACCTCGCCATCGCCATCGTTATACTTCACGAACCGAAACACACGACCGTCGTTATCTGCATACCGCGCACCAAGAGGGAAGTCCTGACTGGTGTATATTTTATCTAGATCAACATTCATATAATCCATTCGTAACACCTCCTTATGGTGCTATGGTGCATCGTAACCGTGCATTTCAGATAACGCCCGGCGACTTCCGCCGTCTGGGATAATGAGATTACCCAAGTAGACCGCCCCCATCGCGTACATGTTTCCGCCCGGTATGCGCTCGAATGGCACAAGCCACGGCCCCATGCCTGGGTCTAATTGCAGCTTCAAGTGGTCAGTTGACCAGAAGAACAAGCTATTAGGCCACAGGTCGGTCATCATGTTATCCACGTAGAACGTGCAGTTGCGACTAATCATGCGAATTACGGCGTTAATGCCCAAGTCCATGATAGGACTGGCATTATCAGAGTCATTCGCACCACGCCTACGCTCGGATAGCAAGTAATCCTCCAGTACGTCATATAAGTCTGCTGGAGTAGCGCATAGCAATTCCGTTCCTGCGCCGCGCTGTACTTTGTTTAAGTGAGTGCGGATAGCGGCAACAGTCAAGTTCTCGAAGGTCGTCATCGACCCACCGTTATTGCAGATGTCTATATTGTCGCCAGTTGTCGCGCGGGCGGCATCGCTACCTGTGCCTAGCGTAGAAGTCGTCTTCCAGTAGGCGTTAGCTGAACTGATGTTACCCATTGTATGCCCTGTAGCATGAGTGCGGGTAAACATCGGTAGCGAGAATATACGATTTGTATGAGTAGACCCCATACCGCTTATATTCATACTAGGCGGAACAGGATTTTCCGATAACTCATCCTCTAGGCTGAATGAACCACCAGTGATTGTCTCCATCCAGTCAGAGAATATTGAGTAGTTCATCTTTATCGCCAAACTCTGCCGAACTATTTCCACTTTTTCTTCGACCAACTTTATGCGGCTGCGGTTGCCACGACCATAAAGCATCATCTCTTCATAGTCAGTACCAGCAGACGCATACCACCGCTTCATATCCCATGTCGCTTGATGGAACGGGTCGATGTCTGGTGTCTCAAAGCGTATCTTCGAGTTTGGTGCTACACGAACATCGTATAGTCCGTGTCTTATTTTAGTGTGTATCTGACGCGCAGGGCCGACTTCCTCAGACATGGAATTCGCCATAAGTATCTGTAACGTAGGCGAAGCGTCCTGATGGATGTCGTAGATACCTTCCATTACGAGTCTAATATCCGCAATGTTTTCGGTTATCCAACTCCCGGCGTCAAATGTAGGGTCTGTATAAGCCATTATATGTCACTCCTTCGGGTGACTTAACGATTATTGCGCTTCTCACGCGCAAGACTATGACGTGTAGCTATCTCTACGCGCTTCCGCTGATTTGCCCGCGCCTTTGCCTTATTAACAGTAGGCTTAATATCAGATAGCTCTGGCGGACGTGTACCACCAGACATGAATTCAATTTCCGTTGCGCGTTCCTTCTCAGCGGTTTTGGTAGCCTGCTGAAGCCGCAGTTGTGCCATTGTATCAACAGCCTTTGTGCGTAGTTCCTCAGCTTCAAACAACTTTACCTGAAAAGTGTCGGTATCGCGGTTTCTTAAAGCCTCACGCGCTTCGTCATCTCGCAGAGATGCTAATGTCTGCATATCCAATGCTGCCTCAATATCCGTAGCAGCAATATCAGGTAAATTCGCCTGTTGCGTCTGTAACGCTACACGCCTTGCGCTACTCATAGTATCGCTAACAATACGTTCAGTCTCCTGTTCTTGTTTAAGTGAGTTAAGATACTGCGTCTGGTTATCTACGTTTTTTTTCTCCAATGCTTCAACCGCAGCAGCCACACGCCTTTCAGCTATTTCTTCCACACGGCGGGTGATCTCTTCTGGCGTCATAGTTGGCTTATCGTCGTCATCGTCCCAGTCACTAACCTGCGCCTTTGCGCCAATACCCATGTCACGGATAGTCTCGGCAATTCGTCCTTTTTCTGTTTGCTGTGCTAGCTCGGCTTCGGCTTTTTCTTTCGCTATCTTCAAATTCTCGTTGTCAACCGCAAGCCTTTCTCTTTCAGAACGTTCCTTATCGCGCTGTGACTGTGCTTTGTCAAACAATGTTCCTCTGTTGACTATTTGCTGTAACTGTGCGCCTGTTATTTCTTCTTCTGGATTCAAGGGATTCTGGTACATAGCCTTCGCATTGAAAGCTATTGTCCCGCCGGGTTGCGATTCGGTACTCCCTGCGCCAGCCAATGTCTTTTCAGATTCACTAGCCTGCGTTTCTTTGGAAGTCGTATCTAATACTTCTGCCATTTCATCCTCCTAAATATGCCGACCGACAGTGGCCGACATTTAGCCTAGCTCTCTAGTGCTGCTAGTATATCATCTGGTGTTTGTCCTTCGCCAGCTAATTCCTCAAGGGCAGAATAATCAATCTCCTCTTGCGGCTGCTGTTCCTGCATTTGCGCTACTTCCTGTTCCTGTAGCATCTGATCCTGCATACGGCTTTCTAATATATCTATTTGCTGTCGTAGAAGTTGTATCCAGTCGTAGGCATAAGGATAGCGCAGGTTGCGAAGGTATATAAGGCAACTTTGCATGGGTACACTACTACCCATAGCAAGTGATGCGGCTATGGAATTATCCACCCGCTCCTGTATAGCACTTAACCGCGTATCGCGTTCAATATCATATAGCGGCGTAGTTGTACCGGCTACGACGAATAGATTGAAGCGAGACGTGATGTGCTTGCCCTGTATCTGTAAATAACGTGCCTCTCCAACATCGCTTATATCAACATACCTATCGGGCTTATAATACTGCTGTATCATGCCTAAGTACCTGATGGCAATGTCTTCGATAGCGGCTTCTAGTTCATCAGTAGGCGACCACATGGGCGTGAATGACGCCTCTTGCAGTGCCGCTACTGCGCCAGTGGGCAAGTGTGAAGTACCCTCTGGCGATAATCCTGTCATGCCCGGCTGTACGCCACCAAGCAGCGGTATATTCCTTTTCTTCTCGCGCCATAAGTCCATGACAAAAGCAGGTAGTGGATTGCCTGCTCTCCATTTCCTGACATTATCTAAGTTTCCGCCATAAGCGGCGTTGAACCGTAAAATCTCGCCCGGTAGCATAAATATTTCATTTAATGGAGTAACAAGTGCATCTTCTATAATATCCAATCCAGCATTGGCAGTAGAAGAAGCATTCTGGTGAATGTTCCTACCAAGTGCATCAGCCGCTACCTGTGTGGATTCCATTTGCTTGACCATACCTTCGCATTCGTATATACCGTTATCTCCATCTTCATTAGCATCGCGCTTCCAGTACCAGAAAACGAATGGGTGCATCTTATGTCCAGCTTCTTCGGACTTGGGTTTATCAAAACCCTCGCCTTTCATCGTGCGACGCGTGTTAAAGGGATTAGGGTCTATACGAACTACGGCGTTCTTAATCAGCGTAACTACTGCGCCATACTTGTATTTGCCAATAGTCGGGTCGATGCCTGTTACTAAATAGAATGTATCATCAGTGGTGGGGAACAGCCAGTATTCGCGGACTTCGATGCGCTTATCAACCTCAGCATCTTCGTCTTTTTTATTCTGGTATTCTAGTTGCTTTAACTCGTCATAGTAATCCATTAGATGCGTAGTAGACCTGCCGCGTATGTTGCGTATACCCATTGCCGCCAGCCCTTCAGTGCCATAGCGCACGGCTATTTCTTCTGGCGTCCGCATTGTAGAATGAATAATATATCTCGCCCCACGACCTCGCTTGTCATTAGGCGCAACCGGGTCAACGCGTATCATAGTAGGCGCAATATACACCAATCCTACTTCGCCGTCGGGATGCTTGGCGGTTTCTGACTTATTCCAGTAAGTCTTCCCAATAGCCAGTCCACCGATCTGACTCATTTTCAACATCGTTCTTGCCGTATGCTGTGTATTAGATGTCTTCCATGAGGCGTATAGTATCTGATCCATATCATTTGATAAATCACTATCGGCACTTAGCATTGGGTGAGTATGAACAATAGGCTTATTCTTTAGTAGAATTGAATTAGCGTCATTAACAGCGCGGTTGATTTCATTTTCTTTGTAGACTGGTATCCTGTCGTCAATCAAAACATCGTCATAGTCCTCATCCATTTCCCACCAGCCGTCGCCGCGATAGAACTTCATAGCGCGCTGAAACTCGCCTATATACCGCTTGTATGACGGGTGTGTATCCACCTCATCATACATGGCTTCTAACCTATCTACTGAGTACCACTTATCGGTTTTCATCGTCTAAAATCTGCCTCTGGGAAGTGTCGCGACATAGTGTTATTATAATGAAACTTTATTGTGTCATAGATACATGCCTGCACAAAGTCAGCCATCTTGTCACGCGCTATCTTCTTTGCAACGGTATCGCCTTTTTCTATGCCACCAATATCATACTGCCGACCAAATGCCTTAACTAACGCTCCACGCAGCATATCTATTACCTGCTTATCGCCTAAGTACACAGGCATGGAAAGTAGTGGCTTCATGGCAATCGACCTGAATGGCTCTAACGCCTCAAGGTCGGCTTGCTGTGCGTCTATCTTGCGTTGCATAGCATCTATTTCGTTTCTAGCGATGTCCAGTTGATCTCTATATGCCTTGCGCTCGGCAAAGACATTTTGTAAAGCATCTTCGGCTATCTGCATTTCCGGTATTGCCATCATTTCCTCCTTCTAACATTCATCTTTTCACGAAAAGCGTTTACCTTCCGCCGTTCCTGTAGGTCTTTTAGGTAGCCATCAATATTTAATATAATTTCATTGCTTTCTGGCTTATCAGGGTCATAATACATATTAGGCAACTTCTTAGCCTTTTGTCGCTGTTCGTGTTTAGGAACTGAATAAGACCCTTGCTTAATTGCTTCATCGCAAATCGCACTTGCTATCAAACAGTCGTCATTACTCACGCCTGATGTAGCAGCGTACTTCTTGCCGTCAGGCTGTAGTATAAAGCGTCGTGCCTCCTCCATAAACACCCTGTCGGGTATAACAGGTGGATCAGGAGGCATCTTACCTATGGCTTCATAGGTTGCGCCTATATCTTCCCGCATGTCAGTCAGCAAATGCCTGCGTGTGCGCGGGCTGGTAAACCATCCGGGGGTTGTGCCTATATAGTTAAACCCGCGCTGAAGGTCTTTCTCTTCAGGACGCTTATAAATACGCGTACCGTCATACTTATTTATACCAAGTTCTGCGTGTCCTGTCAAGAGAAATTTGCATGTTACACTCCCTGCACCAGCATTTACCTCAATTGCCATCAGCGCAGGTTTGCCATCAGCGTCAGCGTAGTAATGCCCTAATAGCCATAGCTGACGGGCTAATTCGATTTCCGTAATATGCCCATATAGACATGCAACTACTTCCCTATTTTCTTTTTTTACATAAGCGGCAGTATAATCGCCACCTGCCGTACCTTCGCTACTATCGCAACCCACGTAGTATCGAGGTCGGTCTAGTTGATTCCTGTCCATTGGGTGTTCCCATATCTTGATTATCCAGTTCCCGCGTGGCTTGTCAGGAAAGTCCTGCATAGCTGAAGGCACGAAATATATATCCTCTGGAGCAGGGTCATCTACATCAGCGCGTAATGTGCCATACTCAGGCGTAGCTACATCGGGATTCTCACGAAGGTAGGTATCTATCTTCTCTAACATAACTTGGTCAAACCAACACAGGCGGCTATAGCCAATAAGCCTGCCCGTAAGCCGCACAATGCGCTCGGCTTCTGACATGAACGCAAAAGCCTGAACTGCAAAGTCGTAATGCGAGAAGGGGTTATCTTTTGTCTCGGCATATATAACATCGTATATGGGATATTTTTCTGGCTCTTTAAGCACAGCCTCGATTATCTCTTCCTGTAGCCATTGTATATCAGCCATGCCAATATCTGGTCTATCAACGTCACTGACTAGCGTAGCGCAGTTCCATAGTGTACCCTTGCGGTTGATTAGACGCGCTATGGATTCATTAAGTAACTCTTTCTTGTGCGGCTCGTCGGCAAAGATGAAATCCATTTTATCGCCTTCGTAGTCTTTCTTGCCGCGTGTCTGCCACTTAAAGAATATCTTACCACCTCTATCAAATTCCGCAACACGTCTTGCGCCTGCCTCCGAGGTATGGTCTATCTCGAATGGGTCAAGTATGCGCTCGTACTGCGATTTGATGTTGCTTATCTGTGTCTTTTCGGAATAGGTGCTAATCCAACCTTCAATGCCATTAGGAGGTATGCGTATCTTCCGGTAGGGATGAATTGTGTATCCAGTGTAGTTACCCTGTATGTCCTTTGCTGGAATGATATGGTGTGCCGCCTTCATCATACCGCAGAATGTCTTGCCGCTGTCGTTACCACCCATAAGGAAGATAATGTACTTCAAGCTTTCCATAAAAGCTGTCTGCCCGACACCCTGTGGCATGAATTTGCGTACTAACCCACCTTCTTTCCGCTCCTTTGCAGCGATATTTATATGCTGTTCGAGAAATCTATTTAATTCGTTCATAATAAAAAAAACGGGGTAGCGATTCTACCCCGTTTCCTTTGGGAGGTTGCTGAGAGCATCTATTGCGGCGTCGAGTTGGGCGTTGCTGTAAAACTCTAATACAATGGTCAGGCTTTCTACGGCGTCTTTGTTGCGCTTCTTGGTTGTGATGGTGTAAAACGGGCATAATCTATCATGTATTAACCCTTCTATTACATTAACTTGCGTATTGGTCATACATCTAGTTTATCAGATTTTTCCTTCGTTGTCAAGTAATCCTGCGCTAAGTCCTCTTCTTTTGCCTCCTTCCATAGTTCGTCATATCTAGCCTGTAATGCCTTTATTTCCTTCTGCGCACTGGCAAGGTCACGCTCTAGTTTCTTCATTCTCTTTAGGTCTATATCATGCCACAGTATTAGAATCTGGGCTGATGCTATATCTACCTCGCTATACAGCGTATTCTTTTCTGCCTTGTAAGCTAGTTCAGCAACTTCCTTTGCGTTCTTTGCTTTGTATGTCATATCTTCGCCTCTACTATCCGCTTTACCTGTCCTAGCACAAACGTAGCTTCATCTTTGTTCTTACATGCTCTGAAAGACACCTGAGTAGTGGTCTTTTCTCTACGTTTATCAAAGGCAATATTCCGAATAAGTTTTTGTCCAGTCAGAAAGTATCCTTGCATGTAAACAGAATTTATAGCCTCTCTTACCTCTTTGTCTCTATTTTCTGGTGATGTAAAAGGACATGGTACTAATGCTTCAAATTCCGGCAAGCCATCTTTGTTTATCTTTATTACGGCCTCGCCAGTTGGCTCAATAAGGAGCATTCCGTTCTCATATCTTTTAACTTTCATAATCGCTCCAATGTGAATGTAGCCCTTAGTTTACCATTATACCATAACTTGCCTTTCGTACCTTCTATGTCATCAAAGAAGGAAGAGTACTGGAAGGTGTAACTATCAGGGCCATTCTCGAATACATCAAAATACCCCCATTTGAATATTCCAAATGCTTTGTTGTAGCCATGTATGCTACCATCACTATCCTTCGATATGATTTTTATATTCCTAAACAGAAAGCCCCACCATGCGTCCATGTGGACTCTATGCCTGCCGCAAATATCAGCCATAACTACCCCTTCTTCTGTTGTCTATATACCCGCTTTACAAAAGGCTGGCGCACTTTCTGTAACACACGCCATTGTTTAGGAGACTGGAAGAATAATGCCAAACTACTACTTATCTGTTCTTCCTCTGTTCCAGAATATCCACCACTGCGACTTGCCTTTTCTATTTTCCTAAGTCTTATCTTCTCACAATGCTGTTGGTGTATGCGATTACGCCATTGTCTGTTTTTATTCATCGCCGTCCTCTGATTTATTCAGCACTTCATTCAGCAATGCCGCCTTGTCAACGGGCATACCTATGCTAACCTTGCCATCTTTGACTTCCGCCATAGTAAGCCCTGCGGCTTTGTATGTATTCACTGTGGTCGTACATGATACAAAGTCATTCCAGTCTTCCGGCTTCACCAGAAAGTGCGACCTGCCAATTCGTCCTGCCCAATTACCTGCCGAGTTTAATTCAAACTTTGCCATTTTAGTCCTCCTGTTGTATCCTACGTTGTCTCAAAGCCTCTAATATCCCCACATTGCCTTCTTTATGTAACAAATCTTCACATGTAGTTAATTCAGGGCAATCAGGTTCATCCATCTCAGCCGCACATAGATAATATATATACCGGCTAGTCTTAGGAAGGTTGAACTTTTTGCGCTTATAATCACCACTATGTAGCGACTTTCCATCTGCACCGACATACGTTCTTGAAATAGTTATCTTCAGAAATACCTCCTGTTGTGGATGATCCCGACATCTAAGTTTTTCCATTACTCACCTCCTTCCAAAATATATGCTGTAATCTAACAGTCAAATCCTCAACTGCCGTATCAAATTCATCTTCCGTAATAAATCTTTCTACACCAATACATCTAACTGGTGCTATAAGTAAATGCACTACTTCATGTAACGCTGTTTTTCGTAGTTCAGTTTTGTTTAAAGGTCTAATGTCAGTTGGTTTCCAATCGTCACAGAGAGTAAAAGTCACCACTCGACCTTGATAATTTATTGCTACATTGGCAAATGTTGTTCCTATATCATCATGGTCAAAATACACCTGCCATCCAGCTATATGCAGTTTATCCATCCATGCCTTCACGCATTTCTGGAAATACTCAAAGTGCGCTTTCGTTGTCTTTGCCATGCACGTCCTTTCTTGGCGGCCATATTGTAAGCCTATTATAATCAGGAATTTCATCAAACTTCGCGAATGTATAAGGCACATCCCATATTATTACAGGTGTTCCCTTATCCACACAATTAAACAACTCTATTAAGTCATCCTCCAGCATTGCTATACAGCCACCCGTATGCTGGTCTACTAACGCCACGTCTGGATGGCGACCATGTATAGCATAAGGTCTACCAAGATATTTTACATTTATTTCCATAGCAGCAATGCCTGTAGCTTTTGCTTCTTCTTTGGTAAGGTCTGCATAAAATTTACTAGGATACATTATTTTATGGACAATATGGAATTTGCCTTTTGGCGATGGGAGCTTTTCCGATCCAGAAGCTACAGGATAACGTCTACGGCGGACTTTCCTTTCTCCTTCATATCGGTAGTTAAGATACAGTATATTTGCTTTTATATCAATATATATCATACAACCTCGACTTAGAATTGCCAATGTAGGGCAATCGTATGGATTGCTTTTCTCCATATCCGCATTTATCTTGTCTATACTCGCCTTTGTGTCGTCACACCAGTTCTTATCCAACATCTAACCTCCCAAGATATGCCCCGGAGAAAACACCATCTCCGGGGCGGGGCTTTGAATTGTCCTTGTTTCCGCTAACTCTGTGCATCACCACCTTTGGATACAGGATTGAAGGCCACAACATATAGCCTTCACTTCTATTATACCACAACATACTCGCCAGTCAAGGCTTTTGCGGTATAAAATCGACATACGGCGGCGGTAACAAAAAAAGGGATTGTCAAGGCTGAACAATCCCCATGCTGGAATATTTCGTATACTTTGCTCAGGAGGCGGACAGGATGTCCGTGGTGTGCCACTGTAGAAGTGGACTTTCGTAGTGCCTCTGTTATACTACTAGTATACCACGCAAATTAAGGTTGTCAAGGCGTTGATTCTAATTTATACGTCGGTGTAATTCGCTGGTGACGCCAGCATACATCATGAATATCCGACGTACAGCATCAACGTTGTCAGTAACGTCATGGTAGTTATTACGCACATAGCCGAATGGTAGCGTTATCTGCGGCAATGTGTCTATGGCAACTAAGCTTAAACGAAATAACATCATTCCTTATCCCCCTTCTCGAAGCCCATTATTAGGTGCATTACCGTTCTTCTTCTTTCCATTGCCACCGCCCTATCTTCTCTTTCCGGCACATCCTCCAGCCCCGCCTTGTCTTTGATAACCTCATTTATCAGCAGCGTCCATTTCCCGTATTGATACTCATAACATTCACCAGTTTCAGTATCAACCGCCTCCCAAGCCTCATAATAATCAGGCGGATGCCAACCTTGTAACTCAGAAGAAAAACCATATATATCTGAAAGTCCGCCCTCAGAATGTTCGTCACAACTATTGTATCCAAATATGACGTACTTAGCCATCCCTAATCCTCCTTCACTTCTATGTACCCCGCTTGGCGCGTTACCGGATGTAACGACATACCGCGCTCATGATCCCATATACCCCAACGCTGCAATACAGCAAAACTCATCTTGCCGTGTGAGTTCATATATCCCTGAACGTATAATACCTCATGCCTATGATTCAGCATCATAGTAGCATTATTACCGCGCCCACTCCAATCATAAAGCCAGTATATCCGATTAGTCTCTATCTCCTGAACGCGGATAGTCACAAACCTGTTACGACGTTTCCCGCGCTGAGTTGTGTGACTCTCATGGTCTTTGTACTTTACATAACCTGAGAATGTCATACAGCAATGACCCCTCTTTTTTATCACATATAATGATAGTATAGTAAAGACTCTGTATTACTATATAGAGGGGTCACTCTACTGACTCTCTCAACTTGATTGCCGCTAAATCGTCTAAAGGCACGTCATGCTTGACTAAATGCCATATATAATCTCCCATAGATTTGAACCCTAATTCGTAGGCGCGTGATTTAATTGTCTTTTTCTTCCAATCTGCGATGAAAATTTGTAGCCTAATCTTGCGTTCCATAAGGGATTATCTCCTGTTTTAGCAGTTTTAGTCATTGTACTAAATGCAGTATACCATAAGGCGTAATTTTAGTCAAGAAAAAAGCCCCGCAAAAGCAGGGCTGGGTAATTACACTTCAATCCGACTAGCCGTATAAAAGTGGAGGCTAAAACAAATGGGACTCGAACCCATACGTCATTCGATGATTTGTCAATGTTCTACCAATTGAACTACTGAATTAACCCCCACTTCTTCTTAGAGAGCTAACCTGCTGTCACTTGAACCCACCCACGCCAGTCATATAATCACCTCCTATATTAAGTATAACATCTAACTTAATTCTGTCAAGGCTTTGAGATAAATAAAACTCCCACATCTTGTCAACCTGTGTAAAAACATATTGAGATTCGTAAAAAATGTCTGCATAATGTAAAAAGTTAAGAAGATTTATAAAAATGTCTGGATGGTCAAAACTTTATAGTGAGAAAGTGGGGGGCTTGGGGGTCTGCGGGTGTTCGTACGCGTATTCTTTATCTGTGTGCCCATGCGTGTCATCTGTACTGCGTCCGGTCAACGTCAAGCTGCCAGACATACCATACCAGCGGCGATTACAGGTTTTTTCATGCCATACAGGGCAGATATACTGGTATGTAGTGGGATGATATGCCATTATCACATGGAACACATAGGATATGATGATACATACTGGCATGGCAGTGGCATGGGTGTAACATTGGTGCTATAGGCTGGTTGACGAATGTGATTGGTATGCATAACTGTCATTATATTCCGTCCGTATAAACCCTTGACTTGGGGCGTCTTATCTGGTATACTTCCTAATAGGAAGGAGGTGATATAATGGATAAGAGAACGAAGCAATACTACGACATTGGACGGCTGGAAGCTAAGCGGCTTTATAGCTTGGAC